GACTGTGCAGACGACCACGAGCCTCAGTGAGCGCCGCACGTTGTTCTCGTAGACGCCAGCCAACCGCCGCTTTACGATCCTCGATGGATGACCCGAGGTCCTTCACACTCTGGTCGTTGGCGAGAATGTCATCGTGCTCGAGCTCATAGGCAGCCTCCAAGCGCCTGACTTCCGAGCTCACAGTCAGGTGCTCGCGATCCAATTCATTGAGCACCAGCCCCACACGATTCAGATAGTTCCGACAGGTGGCGATCAGGTCCTGGAAGTATTGCGGCCCCAACGAACTCGGGTCCGACGCCAATTCAATCACGAGCCCATCCATCTCTTTGAAGATGGCGTCTATACGCTGATCGTTGAGCATGCCCGGCCCTACACCGCGAGGGGCACCGATAGTCCTTCAATATGCACGGGTGAGTATGGAGTCTGAGAGTCGCGTGCTACGGCGGTTTAAGCGTGCCCAAGAGGAAGCGCTGGAAGAACTCGCCGACCATGTAGCAGACGAATTTCTGCAGGAGCTGAGTGGCTTGGGCATCTTCAGTGAGGACCGGGTTTCCACGGCACTCACTGTGAAGGGGCTCACCGCCGACAGCCTCAACTCCATCTCCGAGGGAAAGACCGCTGGCCCCGTGATCAAAGCTCTAGGAGGGCTCGTTCTACGCGGGGTCTGGTACGCCCTAAGCCACCCGTTCGTCATTCTCGGAAAGCTCATCAGCTCCGGGAAGTTCCGTGCAGAGATCAAGGGGGCCTTCAAGAAGGCACTCCACAGAGACCTCCGAGCAACGCGCCATCTTGGAAGCGTGGCCAGCCGCTGGGCGAACGGCGAAGCGATTCACCCCGAGGAGTTCAAGGCTGCCAAGCAACACCTGCTACGCATCCTCATCAAGATTGTGTTGATCTATTTTGCCGGCCCGGGGGTCGCCGGGGTCTTCTCGGGCGGAATTTGGAAAGCGGTCAGTGCCATAGGGTTCTCCGCTGAAGAAATCATCCTATTGCTGCTCGAGCGCCCTCTAAGTGCCGCCATGAAAAAGCTCATGAGCGGTCCCACTGCCGCCTAGCCGGCTAAGCACGCCCCGAAGACCGTGTTGCGCTGTTGAACCTTCGCGTTCGCCACGGCCTTCAAGACAGCGTCGACCTCTCCCAATAGCCAGACCTTCTTTCGAGCACGGGTGATCGCGGTATAGAAAAGGTTGCGCTGGAGCATGCGTCCATGGCCTCGAACGAGGGGTAGAATCACGGTCTCGAACTCTTCACCCTGGCTCTTGTGCACGGTGACCGCATACGCAAGCTTGAGCATCGTCGGGGCGATGTCTCTAGGGATGTCAACCACAGTGTCAGGGTGACGGCCGATCCCGTGGATACGGATGCTAAGGCGATCCCGGTGAACCTCTAAGAGCTTGCCGATGTCGCCGTTATACACGTTGAGCTTGTAGTCATTCTTAATGACCATCAAGCGATCGCCAACGCGGACATTGAAGCTCAGGAAGTCACATGATGATTGCCCAACATCAGGGTTGAGAGCATCGCGGAGCCTCGCATTCAGGTTGTCGACGCCGACGGCGCCCTCGTACTTCGGTGACAAAACCTGAAAGTTTGCATCGCGCTCTTTGAGCTTGCGCGCCATTCTCACGATGAGCTCGGCGATCGTCTCCTCGTTGGAGACTTCAACGAATTGAAACTCCGTGGCTTCCTTTGGCGGCAAGCCCAGCGGCGATTCCCCTCGACGGATCTTGTGCGCCGCCAAAACGATATCGCTGCTCTCTGCTTGTCGAAACACATGCTCCAAGCGGATGGTCGGGATCCGGGGACAGGCGATCAGCTCCCGCAGAACATTGCCAGCGCCAACCGATGGAAGCTGCGCGTCATCCCCCACCAGCACGAGCATCGTGGTCGGCTCGAGCGCGTCAAGGAGCCGGTAGAAGAGCTCCTGATCGACCATGGACAGCTCGTCCACGATCACGGCCTGAGTGTCGAGCTTCTGGGTGCCGTCAAAGCCCCACCTAAAGCCGTCGTACTTCAACGCTCGGTGAATCGTGGATGCCAGCGCCCCAGTGACATGCGACAAACGCTTGGACGCGATCCCGGTGGGCGCCATCAGCGCGTGGGAGATACCAAGAGAGCTGAACAGGTGAACGAAGGTTTTGATCAGCGTGGTCTTGCCGGTGCCGGGAGCGCCAGTCACCACCAACACGCGATTCGAGATGAGCCGCACCACCGCTTCACGCTGGAGGTTTGATAGCTCGATACCGTTCGTGGCCTCGTACTCCGGCAGGAACTGCTCCGAGTCCAAGGTGAGCTCCACGGGGGTCAGAAACCCGGCCAGCATGGCCGCACCGCTGCGCTCGTACATGTAGAGCTCCGGGAGATACACGCCGACATCCGGGTCAACCTTCACCGCGTCGTGCTGCTCAAGCCCCACCAAGGCGTCGGAGACCGCTTGCGTGAGGTCCGGCACAGGGAACGGGGCCACGGCCGACCGTGTCACGAGCTCGGACAGCAACGGGACGATCTCGCCGCGCCGCAAGTACAGGTGGCCGTACTGTCGTGTCTGGTCTCGAATCGTCCACAGGACCGCGGCGGCTAGGCGGCGTGGGTCGCCGGGGTCAACGCCCCGCTTCTCGGCGATATGATCGGCCCGCTGAAACGAGATGCCGTCGATCTCCACCAACCGATACGGATTCGCGGCCAACACCTCGACCGAGTCAAAGCCAAACTTCTGGAACACCGCGGCGATCAGGCTGGCCCCGAGCTCGTACTCCTGCAGGAAGTCGGCGAGTGCAGCAAGCCCTCGGATCACACGCCATCGAGCACACGCTTGGTCCAGTGCGACCTCTGCGATCTCATTGTCTGCCGCGAACATGTGGACACTATCGCCCATCAAGACCTGGTATGAGTCGTTGCCGAAACAATCGACGAAGCGATCCATCAGGTCGTTGTCCTCGAACACCGTGACCGCAAACCTAAAGAATGCTTTGACGTCCAGCGAGTGCCTAGACCACGGCCGCCAGCTGCGGATCTTGAACTGGCGGCCATACTTGATGTGCGTAATCCACTCCCCGTCGAGCTCAAATACCAAGCCCCGGAAGACCTGAGTTAGCCCAAACAAGTGTCCTGTGGCTTTCGTGGACTTGCCTGACACGTAGCCGGAGCCCTCAAGGACGCTGAACGCGAGCACGTAAAAGGTGCCGCTCGCGTGAACGACCCTCTCTACTTGACCTCGAATATAGCTCACGAGACCCCGATGACTTTGAGCAGCTCATCCTCAGACACGCAGTTCGTGCCGTTCTTCCTAGCCGCTTGAGCCTTCGAGCTGGTTGAGCTCGGATCAGCCATCACGAGGTACGTGAGTTTCTTCCCAACCGATGTCTTGACCTCACCGCCAGCCTGCTTGACCAGGTTCTCGAGCTCCGCGCGAGGCCTCGCCAAGCTGCCGGTGAAGCACACGCTCATGCCGGACAGTGTGCCGTGCCGCTTGCCTTCAATCTCCACACCGAGGAGCAAGAGCTTGTCGATCAGCCAGGCATGATTGGCCAACCAGCCGTGAATGTTGCGCGCCCGCACCGGGCCTAACCCCTCCACAGACATGAGCTGCTCGACCGTGATGGACTTGAAGCGCTCCAAGGTGTCGAAGCCGGCGTCCATGGCCAGCTTGATGCAGCTCGGGCCGCAGAGCGGGATAGAGAGCGAGCCCAGCAGTGTATCGAGAGGCACCTTGCGCTTGGCCCAGAGGGTCTTGATGACCTTCGCCGCAGATTTCGGCCCCATCCTATCCACGTCGGCAAGCTGCGCCTCCGACAGCTTGTAGAGGTCACCGACGTCGCCCACGAGCTCCATCTCCACAAGCTTCTCGATCAGCGTCTCGCCCCACTCCTTGATGTCGAGCACCGAGACGTAACGCTTGATGCGCCCTACCGCCTGAGCAGAGCACTCCATCGAGTTCGTGCAGATCAGGTATTCCCCGTCCATCTGCGTTGCGCCCTCGCAGCACGGACAGGTCAGCGGAGGAGCGGCCACGGTGCCAGTCGGCTTGCGAACAGCGGCGACCCTCGGGATCACATCCTGTGCACGAGCGATCAGGATCGTGGCCCCGATGTCTATCCCGAGAGTGTTGATGTACGCGACGTTGTACAGCGAAGCGTTCGTGATCTCCGTGCCCAGCACACGCACGGGATCAAATATGGCAACGGGCGTGATGCGACCAGACCCACCAACCTGCCAATCGATACGCCGCAACGTTGACTCGCGAGTCATGGGGGCAAACTTGAAAGCGACCGCGCCTTTCGGTCGATTGTCTACCTCACCCAGAGCGAGCTGATTCGCCAAGTCATTCACGCGCACCACAAGACCGTCGATCTCGTAGTTCAACTCAGCCCGTTTGAACTGCTGATATTCCAACCACAGATCGTGAGGCGTTCGGATCCCCGGCGTCATGGCCGTGACATACCAGTTCGGCACCTTGAGCCCCTGCTGCACAAGCCACGTGAACTGGTCGCCCTCCGACTCGAAGTCTTCCCCATCGGCGACCTGGTAGAACATGATCGTCAGGTGCTCGCACCCGTGGCCATCGTAACGCTTGGCGATACCACTCGCGGCGTTACGAGGGTTTGCGTATTGCGGAAAATGCGCGGCGTGATCGCTCTTCGTGAGCACGATCTCGCCGCGAAGCGTGCCGGTGAATGCCTTGGGCAAGCGACCAGGAACGCCTTGCATCCTGGCAACATTCGCAGATATGTCTTCGCCAGTAACGCCATCACCTCGAGTGGCGGCGCGGGAAAATGTCCCCTTCACGTAGTCGACAGCGATCGAGATGCCGTCGAGCTTCTCAGTCACCAGAAGCGCCGCGAATTTCGAGCTACCCGTGGACATCACCCACGAAGTCAGCTCTTCCAAGGTGTTGATCTTGCTCAACGAGCCCATGGCGATCGTGTGCGAGACCTTGGTCCACTCGGAAACTGGCGCTGCACCGACCTGAGTGACCGCGGCGCTATCGTGCTTCAGAGCTGAGAGCTCATCCACCCACGCGTCGTAGGCCTCGTCGACGATCGTCGGCGTGCTGTTGTAGTACGCGTGTCGAGCTTGCTGGATGAGCCCCTCCAGTTCGATGATTCGATTTGAAGTGGCCTCATCCAACAGTTCCGGGAAATCTTCCATCCCGGGAGCTACACCAAACGCTAGACGTCAACCTCCCCCAGTTCGATCATCTCCGCCAGCGTGGCGATCACGTCTAAAGGAGTGATAATCAAGCGAACTTCTTTGCCTTGGTGCAGACCAAGCACCTCCTGCATATCGAGGTACTCATTGGTCCCATTCGCTTGCGGGATACGTAGCACCCACTGTCCGCTCATGGGGTCCAGCTCCACGAAGCCCTCAGTCATCAAACCTAGATCCATTGGAACCTCCTTCACACGATCTGGCAGAACCCGCCCGCACAAGCGGCCTCAGCGGAAAGCACGGTCCCATCTTCAGTCTCGAGTATCGCGGTGTAATCGATGGGCTTGTAGCAGGAGACGAGCTCGAGCCAGCGCCGCTCGTCGGCCTCGGTTGTCACGGCTTCCAGTGGAGCGAACGCGTAATCTTTGTCTGCCGACGCCGGCAGCAACGAGATGCCCGTGAAGTCATCGCGGTGCGCCCAAATGTAGCTCGCCACGGCCTCCCACTCGTCGGGCTGAACCGTGACGGTGTTCGACACATTGTGATGCCCGCCGTTGTATCCGGGGTGCATGCGGTCGGTCCCCGGGACAACCCAGTTGACTTGCGTGGACCGCACAGCATCCAAGAACTGCATCGCCGTCTGATCACCCTTGAGGATCGCCCCGTCCGGCGCCTGCACGGGGAACTCGACGACCCATTTGCCGTCTGGCTTTCGCTGGCACATTTTCGGATTCGCCGCCATGAACGCCTGAAAGACCGGCTCCAGCTCATCCGCTGTGACGCGGCGAATGTACCGGCGTGCATGGTGCGGGTGGATCCCGGAGCCAATGCACCCGAGGGCCAGTGACGTAGTTCCCGACGGTTTCACGCACGTCGTACGCGCCGCCGAGTTGATGCCCAGGCGAGCCGCATACTCCCGGTTCCACTCCTTCACCTTCACGGCGACCTGGCGCTGGTACTCTGCGTTGAGAGCAATCTGCGGGGCGTCCATGATGCCAGTCATGCCGATGCCCAGCAGGGCGTCGCGTTTGGCGATCTCCGACGACGCCCAGCCCAAGTACGGCATATCCGTGTAGGCGGCCTGCACGGTCCCGATGAGCGTCGCGGCTTTGGCAGCCTCGACGAATTCCTCGTAGCTGGTGAGCTTGGATGCATTGATCTCGCACAGATTGCAGAACGCCCAGCCCGTGTGACGGCTGTCCGCCTCGACCGAGATGCCACGGGTAGCGAGACGCGCCTGAATCTCCGGGGTCACCGTTACAACGGGGTACAGGTTGATCTCGCAGCACGGATTAGTCGCGTGATCGTAGTCGCTGACGAAAAAGAATCCCGGCTCACCCCACTCGCGCGTCATCTGAAAAATGCGCTTGAATTGCTTCTTCTTGACCTCATCGCGCTTCAGCACCACGGAATTGTTCGAGTTGGCGAACCAAGGATCGGTCTGCCACCAGTTGCCCGTCTTGGCGAACATCATCTCGCTGTCTTCAAGCGAGAAAAGGCAGATCATCGCTGATCGCCGGATGCCGCCAGACAGCACAGCATCAGCAGCGAAGCACATGATGCGATAGGCCTCGATCGGACGGAGCTTGCGACCCTGCGCAGCCAAGAGGGTGGCGCGCACCCGCTCCAACGACTCTTTCAGCTTCAAATGACCCGGAGCTCGACCGCCGGAAGTCTTCAGCGGAGAACCAGCGGGCCGGACCTTGTGATAGCTCAGCTCGAGATTGGTCCCTTTTTGAAAGCTGTTGATCAGCGCCTTGAGCGCGTCAGCCCAGCCTTCAATCGTATCCTGCACCACGTGATGCTGGACCCTCTTCGGATCAATATGCGCCACCGGGGAGAGCCGCTCCACGTGATCGAACTGCACGGAGAATCCAACGCCGCAACCTGACAGCAGCAGATACAGCGACTCACTGAATGCTTCCCAACGATCGACATGAGTCGCAGAGCAATTGTAGAGTCGATTGTGATTCGCGAGGATCGCCGGACCGCCGAACTGCATCGAGCGCATCGAAGGCAAGACACGCTTGCTGTAGACGAGCTTGAACGCTTCACGGATCTCATCCGCCATGCCGGGGAACTGACCCAAGTGCATCCCCTCTACGCGGGCCACGGTCTCTTCGTACACTTCACGGCGCAGCAACTCAGGCAGATAGCGTGCGTACTTGCTCGCGTGGATGTAATCAGAGAGCCCCTTCGGATCGATCGCTTTCTCATGGAGCTGCCGCATCTCCTGCCGGTGATGCCGATACAAGATGTAAGCTTTGGCGACCTTGTACTGATGGAGCCGCATCAACGCGATCTCCACAGCATTCTGAATCAGCTCAACGTCAACCACGTCACCCGGCAGCGAGAGCACCACTGTGGTGACCACCTCGTTGATGGCCTTATCGTCGGCAGCTCCTACGCTATCTACCCACGCGGCGTAGATAGCATTGCGCAGCTTCAAAGGATCGAAGGGCTGGACAGTGACACCATCTCGCTTGCGGATCGAGCTCGGCTGGTGACTGTAGCTGACATGAGAGCCGTTGTGGACTTGAGGTTGGGCCTGCATGATTACCTAAGATCTCCTTGTTTTCATTGTGCCATCGATAGGATGACCATCTCGATCATCGTTCGCTTGAATGGGGAAGACGACTTCACATCAACATCTAATTTGCTGAGCTGTCCCATGTAGCGAACGAGTGACCGCAGCTCATGTTTGCGGGCCGTAGGCGCTACGGCATTGTTGAAGCGCCAGAGATTCTGGCCGAGAAGTCCCGCCACATCCGCCGCTGACATCCCTTTGTCCAACATGCTGCGGACCACGGTTGTGTTTTCGACGTGCTTCATCAGCTGATAGACCACGGCGCCGTACTGGGTTTCGCCAGACTTGGCGCAGACTGCTCCAAACAGCTGCAAAGCGCGTTTGACGTCCTTTGCCATTACCGCCTCAGCCACGAGGCTGGGCTCCGCCTCGGGGGCCTGCGTAGCAATCTGAGCCACATGTGCTTCTGTGATCTCGCCGACACTCCCGGCATAGATCGCAAGCTTTTTGATCTCATTGGCGAGCCGATACAGGTCAGGGCCTGTTGATTGGTACAGCAACTCCACCGCTCGCTTTCGAATCGCGACGCCATTACGTGTCGCCTCCTTGCTGATGAAGTCGGTGTGATATGCCTCCTTGTCCCAAGGCTTGCACTTTTTCCATTCCAGAGACTTGCCCTTGCTGGCAACAAACGACCACAGCTCCGACAAGCTCTCAGACCTAACGATGGCCGCCAGTATCACCGATTGATCAACAGGGTTGCGCCTCTCGACATAGCGCCGCAGTTCCTTGTTCCCCTTCAGCTCTTGAGCATTGTCTAACACAATGGTCCTGGGGTCCTCCGAGCTAGCTTCGCAGAGCTCAACGAGCTCAACGTCAGTGAGCCCGTCGCCGTCCAACAAGAGCACGCGGCGACGACTCTGCCTGGTCTGTTCAATGTAACGGTCGAGGTAAAAAGGCTCACCGCCATATGCGACGTAGAACGCGTTGAATGTGGATCCCTTGCCAGCCACACATCACCCCGCCTTAGACGAACGATTCTGCGAGCACCGTCTTGAACTGGAAGGACAGATTGACGCTGACCTTGTTGGCGGTGTCTCGCAATGCCCCGACCTTCCGAGCAAGTTTGACCCACGCCGCCATTGGCACTTTCGTGCCCAGGGCAACGAGTGTATCGGTCACATCCACGTTGGTAGCCCGCAGAGGGTCGAGCCCGCAGATGAGCACGTCGTGAATGACCTGCTCCATGAACTGCGCGGCTAATTCCAGGTCCTTCTTCATGGCATCTACCAAAGAAAACACTGCCCAGAGGTCTTTCTCCACGCTCGCGTGGAGGGCCTTCACGACCTGGTCTCGTAGGACTAACCTACTAGCGTTACAGTAGTCGATCGCTCTACCGGCCGATCCGTCACCCATTCGGCTATAGACAAGTGCTTTAGTAGGGTCCTCTTCGGACCGCTGAACTATCGATAGGATGAAGTCATCCGGCAAGCGGCGGTATGTGACTACCCCACAACGCGAACGAATCGTCAGCGGCACCCTAGATAGGTCTTCCGCGAGTAGAAAGAATCGAGATGTGACCGGAGGCTCCTCGAGTGTTTTCAGGAGCGCATCCGCTGCTTCAGTCGTGAACCGATCTGCACCGTCAAGAATGAAAACGCTGAACTTGGAGGCCGATGGACAGTTGTGTGCCTCAACGATCAGCGCCCTGATCTCCTTCACATCGATGTGCTTGTCCGCAGTGACCACATGAATGTCAGAGTGCAAGTTCCGTTGCACCTGGTAGCATCCCGCGCACGGGCAATTGGCGGCGCGGGTCCCCGTACACAGAATCTCGCGCATCAAGCAGAGCAGAGAATGTCGCTTACCAACCCCCGAAGGCCCGGCCAACAGCAACGGAGACACGAGCGCGCCGGACGCTACTCGACGCAGAAATCTAGTCGCCGCCTCCTGGTGTCGAATCTCGGAGAGCATCGGATAACAGCAGTCCTTCCGTCCTGACGATCGGGGGCACCTGTATGAACTGCAGCACGGCCTGGAAGTTGCGGTCGCACGTGCTGCAAATGAATCGATGAACCTCTACACCACTAGGCAAGAGTTGCCCTCGACACTCGGGGCAACGGATGAACCCGTCATCGATCACAAGTGGATTCTGCCGCCTACCGCGATCCCCCGGGTCACCTTGCACTTGCAGCACTGATACAGCCGGTGCCCGGGTTCTTGGCCTGAAAGCTTGAGCTCGATGGCTACGATCGAGTCGCAATCAGGGTTCTTACAACGTATGTTGATCTTTGGTGCTTCTGCCGGCTCAGAGGTCAAGCCGGGAGCGGTTCCAGTCTGATCTACTCGCATGTATCAAACCTGAGATGTAGGAAAGTCTTTAGGGAAGAGGTGCTGAAGTATCTCCACGAGGCGATCATAGACATCTGGCATTCCAGACTGGTCAGTACGACGCGGAGGGGGATTAATCTCTATTGGGTCCGGCACAGGATTTGACGGCTTGTATGCCGTGCCCTTAGCCTCGCGCCCCACATTGGTCATTGGCAGTAATCGTTGGATCGCGCTGTACTCGTCCCATGTGAAAAAAGACAGGAACGAGGTGAACCCGTCGCCGGGCTTCTCGGGCGGCACCTGCATTGTCCTGTTGGGCTGAGGGGAAGGGATCGGATCCGGCCGAATCGCCGGTGGGGTCACCGGATGAAAATAGCCGGAACCGTAGCGAACAAACGGAAAGATTCTTCGCCAGTCATCCCCGCGAATCACGACCGAGTACGCCCCCGGATACCGGAACTCGATATACGGGGTGCTCCCCACTACCCCGGAAAAGACTTTCGCGCGGCCGAGCAACTTGTCGACCAAGGCCTGAGCCACTCTAGGGGCGTCCGAATAGAGCAAGGGGACAAGACGCTGCCCACTCACGGTCTTAAGCCTGGAGTCCACACTAGGGCCGAAGCATAAAACCGCTAGGGCCGCATGAGCCCGGCGCTGTCAGATGGCAACTCCTTGTTGATCGTGGCCTCCGTGGTAAGAATGGCGCCAGCGACAGAGACGGCATTCTGCAGCGCCGAGCAGACCACCTTGGTCGGGTCGAGAATCCCGGCGTCCAGGAGGTTCTTCACCTGCAGGTCTGAGATATCGAGCCCCACGTGGGTGTCCATCTCCTGCACCTTGGCCACCCAAAGATCACCAACAAGCCCAGCGTTGCAGGCAATCTGCCGGAGAGGTTCGCTGCACGCGTCAAGAACGGCATCAAAGCCGGCTTGCTCATCTTCACCCTTGGGCAAATCGTTGGGTCCCAACTCCATGTGTGCGTGATCAACGAAGTCGCGGACCACATCGGCGGCGCGTAAAAGAGCCAGCCCCCCGCCGGCTACCACACCGTCGTCAATCGACGCTTTGGTAGCGTATAGGGCATCCTCCATGCGGGCCTTCTTCTCCCGCATCGCGAGCTCTGACCCGGCCCCCACCTTGATTACGCAAACGCCCCCAAGAAGCTTGCTCATGCGCTCGCGTAGCTTGTCCTTGTCGTATTCCGAGTCCGTGCGCTCGATCAGCCCCTTGATCTGCTGCACCCGATCCTGGACTGCCTGACTGCCCGAGTCCTTGATGTCGTCAACCAGGATCGCTTCTCTCGCGGTGACCCGAGCTCGGCCGAGCCGGCCTAAGTGCTCAATGCTGGCAGAGTCTAGATCCGCGCCCATCACTTTGGACACCAACGTGGCGCCAGTGAGCGCCGCGATATCCTCTAGAATGTCGTGCTGCGCATCGCCGAAACCAGGGGCCTTGATGAGCTGAGTCTTGAGCGTGCCCAGGTTGCGATAGAAGGTAGCGACAGTGTCTCCCTGGAAGTCGGGCGCAATGATGAGCAATGGGATCGCCTCCTTCAAGAGGTGCTCTAGGATCGGCAGGAGCGGGCGAGCAGAGGTGAGAACATGGTCGGTGACCAGCACGTATGGTGCATCGAGCACGCTCTCCTGCTTGGCTTCATCGAAACAGAAAGAAGAGTTGATCCACCCACGGTCGAGCCGCATGCCATCCGTGGTCTCGACCACGGTGTCCATGCCTTTGCCCTCCTCGATGTTGATCACGCCATCACGTCCAACCTTGGCGGTCGCGTCTGCGATGATCTTGGCAATCTCGGTGTCCCCATTGGCGCTGATTCGGGCGACGTTCTCAATATCAGCCGGGGTCTTTACTGGAAAGGAATTCGAGCGAATGGCGTCACAGATCAGAGACAGCGCCTTCTCCATCCCATGCTTGTAGTACACAGGGGAAAAATGGTTCTCAGTCCGCTTTGACCCGCGGACCACAAGGTAACGAGTCAAGAGAGTCGACGTCGTAGTCCCGTCACCGGCGTCATCCGAAGTTTTGCTGGCCGCCTCGCGAATCAAGCGACACCCAAGATTCTCAACCGGGTCCTCCAGCTCAATTTCCTTCGCAACCGACACGCCGTCCTTAGTGATGGTTGGCGAGCCAAACGCCTTCTCTAGACAGACGTTTCGTCCGCCAGGGCCTAGCGTGACTACAACAGCGTCCGCGAGTTTGTTGATCCCGCGAAGCATCGCTTGACGTGCTTCTTGTCCGTACTTGATCGTGGCCATGTTCCCTCGGTGGTTAGCGCTTAGCCCTGTACACCGCGTCCACTTCGTCAGGATCTAGATCGGGCCGCTCCGGCTGATCCGAGATTGGGTTAGGCACACGAAACTCGACCTCACGCTCACGAGGCCGCCACACAGGATGAACGGTCTTATGATCACGCCCCACGAGCCACCCCAACCCGTCTAAGAAGAGGGTCTTGGGGTCCAGGCTGGCATTGCACCATTGCCGGGCACCCTTGTCATCATGGAGCTCGCCCACCACGTAGCCGGAGTCATCTCGCACTGAGATCGTCCAGCCAACCGGGAGAGCCGACGTCAAGTGCTGAAAGATCTCATCGGCATCACAGTGAGCGAGCTCGGCAAGGGTGAACACCCCTCCGGCTACACCAGGAGGTGACCAGCCCTACGCGTCGGGCGATAAACCGATCTGCGGGGCAGCGCTCGCCGCTTGCTGCCGGTTGTGGCGACGCAACGCATATCCCGCTTCCCGGGTGTAAAACAAAAAAAGGTTGCGTGCGTAGTTGGCCGTATTCCGCTGGTTTCCCGCCGCCTCCGCCGCACGCCACTGCAACCAATACCCATGCGCTTTAAGGGCGAGCTTCCCCACGCGAGGCGGCACGCTGACACCACCTTGGTGTTGAGTCAGCTGCCATTGCTCGCGCCGAGACCAGGCTGCGATCCTTCTCTGTGCCAGCCGGCGTCTCGACTCGCTGGTTTCAATTGCAGCGCGCCGCTCCGTTTTTTCGATATACCAGCGGTACATTTGCGCGGCGAGAAAATGATAGCTGAGTGCTTCCATAGCGGTCGTGTTCGTACGCTAACATGACCCGGAGCAGGCTCGCTTCGCTCAATCCGTGCCCTTCAGGTTTGCCACGGGATAGAGCCGGCTCCGGACCGTCGCGATCCTCTCCGCCTCCAGCACCGCAAGGACTTCATCAAGGTCCTTGTAGACGTGGCCGCACTCGTCCAGCGGCGTGTGCCGATGGTTGCCGATGATGCCCTCGACCATCGTACCGCCGAAGGAGCGCTGCACATTGGCCATCTCGTCATCGATGTACTTCTGCTTGTGCTCCAGCTTCCGCTTTGCCTCACCCCGCGCAAGCAGCCGCCCAGACCCATGGTTCACAGAGCAAGCCGACTTGTGAGCCTCGGAACCGGGGAAAAGGATTGCCGCGCCCTCGTACATCGAGCCAGGAATCAAACATGGGTGTCCCGTCGCCTCCCAAACCGTGCCCATCAGGTCCGGGTGCCCCGCGGGGAACGCACGGGTCGAGCCCTTGCGATGAACAAAGCCCTTTCTATGCGTCCCGTCCGGCAACACGAGTGTCTCCTGTTGCACCAGGTTGTGCGAGATCTCGAAATAGACCTCAAGATCCGCGTTGAAGACCTCCTGCGTTGCTTCTCTCACGCCTTCGACGATCAAGTGCCGATTGGCTACCGCAAAGTTTGCCGCCGAGTTGTGATGCGCCCAGTACTCCTGTCCGAGCGGCTCGTCCATGCGTAGCCAGGATTCTTCGCGGCGGTTCTTTGCCAACCCGCGCAGCTCCGCACCTGCATAGAAGAAGTGGTTAGCCGTCTGCCACCCGTAACCGCGTGACCCGCAATGCACCATCACCCAAACATCGCCGGTGTCGCGGTCACACTGCATCTCGATGAAATGGTTGCCGCCGCCGACCGAGCCCAGCTGGTCCGAGACCTTGTCGTAGGCCTTCTCGATCTTGTGAAGGTCGAGCGTGTCCGGAATTGGGATAAATCTCCGCTCACACAGAGCCTCATCAACCCCGAGCGCCTTCGCTCCATAACGCAGGATCTCATCCGCCTTGTTCTGCGAAAAACGCTTCATCAGCGCGGGGCGATTATGTCCCACCCCCGTCGCGACTCGCTTCTCAACTTCATCGATCCACTCGCGCCGCTTGTGCTTGCTCTTGACTGATCCAGCCGAAAGGTGCGCCTTCATGTACAACACCCCACAAGAGATGTCGTAGCCAGACCCGCCCTGGATGACGGTATCCTCCGTCACAATCACTGACCCCACGGGCACACCGTAGCCAACATGGCAATCGGGAAGCAGGTACGCTCCAATCACACCTTCATAAGACGCCCCATTGGCGATCTGTTGCCACACACCCTCTTCTGACGCCGCGTAGAGCTCATCAGACAGGAAAGCATGCGCCTCCGTTCGCATGGTGCCGACTCTAGGAAGGACATAATGCGCATCACCAACTTTGTAGGCCTGGTACTTGAAAGACATGACCCGACTCCAAAAGAAATGGGGCGATGACTCGCGCCACCGCCCCAGCATACTACAGTTTAGGAAAGGCTACCAACGCTTTGACTTCTGACTGATCTTCCGCTTCTTAGGCTTTTCGGCAGGCAGCTTGTTTTCCGCAACCGCGTCCAGTGGCTGGACAACCCATGGGATGGCTCCTGTGGTCAAGGTGCCAGCCCACGCCGCTGCATCATTCGACCCGCCTGCAATCTGAAAGTCCGCAAGAGCATCGCTGATGCTGAGATGGCCGGTCGGCAAACCTGTATCAGCGACATGGACATCGGGACCTGCGAACGTGGCAGAGACCGTTGCCTGCGATGAGTTCGTCAAGTTGACGCCCAGCGACTGCAGGTCCTGAGCGGCAGACGTCTCATAGGTGCCGCTATACCCCCGAGTGCCGCCCCGTGTGACGCTAGCCCGATATGCCTGACTGCCAATATAGCTGTCTCGCGAGCGCAGCTGATCACCGATGTTCGTAGCCACGTTCCCGAGTCCAACGAGACCACGCGTCGTCACGTCCGTGGAAATAGTATTCATGACGCTCTGCGCACTGATGAAGTCGCCGCGCTTAGCGTGATCCTCAGCCTCAAGCTGTGCCCGGACCAGTTGAGCCAAGCCTACAACCTGGTCGAGCTCCGGGGTCGGGGTCTCCTGGTGCTCGCCGGCCTTGACGAACTGCACCTTCGCATTCGTTCCGAGGCTCTTGTGCTCGCGCCGGAGGTTGGCGTCCAAGACGTCGTAGCCGGCCTGGATATTGAACACGTTGACCTCGCGCGGGAGGGCGGACTTCTGTGCCTGCAACTTCACTGCGAGCACGAAATTCCGCGTCTCACCGGCCAGGATGTCAGACACCTTGAGCTTGACTTGGCCCGTCTCCTCCTCGTCGGCATCCACGTCCGTGATGACTTGGGTGACCTCATGGCCAGCGAGTGGGCCGATGGCAACCGTCAAATTTGTCGCGTACGTGCTCAGTAAGCCGCCGAGCTCCTTGCCGAACGCCGTGAGCGCATCGTCCGGATTCTCGACGAATGAATAGTTGCCGTTGCCCGCCTTGGACAGATCCGAAAGAAAGTCCTGAACCGCATCCTTGCCGTAACCAAAGGCACTGACCGACGCGATCCCGATATTGGGCTTCACCAGGGCAAGGAGCTCCGGCGGGGTCTTGGCCGGACCTGTGTTGGCCGCCCCATCCGTGAACAAGATGACGCGGGTGATCACCTCACTCGGCAAATCCATGTTGTTCGCGACACGGAAGCCTTCCAGCAAGGCATCGGCGATGTTCGTGGCGCCACTGAGCGTGAGCCCCTGCACCTTGCGTTTGAGGTCTTCCTTGGCCTCCGGCGTGCACTTCACAGGCTTTGACAACGTCTGCGCCGAATACGAAAACGCGATCAACCCGCAGTAGTCATTCGCGGAGAGATGATCGATGAGCTTGATCAAAGAGCGCTTCGCATACAGAAGCTTTGCGCCTTCCATCGAAGGGGATACGTCGATTAGCGGAACGATGCAGAGCGACGGGCGCTTCTCTTCGTTCGTGGTTGCCTCGGGGGCCGAAACGGTGACCACCAAATGGGCGGCCGTCTCTTGGTCAAAACGGACCTTACCGTATGTGAGTCTAGCTTCTACTTTCATGGCCTATGCCTCTCGTTGCCGTCTGGCTATGCACTCGAGCGACGCGGGACTGGACGGCCCCCAAAATCGGCGCGAGCGAAGAGCTGGTTTTCAGAACGTCCTCTGGCAAACCCAAACCCCAGGGGGCGCGGTCAACCAGTACGAAAAGCCCAAAACCCAAAGGCGCGGCCTCACGTGCAGATCTCTACACCAACTCCAACAAGAGAAACGCAAAAGGGGCGCCTGGGCTACTAACCCAGACGCCCCCAAGTACTACCCGATCTCGCTCAGACGCTCATTCAAACGCTCGCGCCGGATCACTCGAGAACCGACCTGCTCCCGGCGATGGGCAACACGAGCTCCCCCGTGCGTCTCAACCAACTCGTTGATCCCATATCCCTTATCGAGTTCCCAGCGGTAGAACTCGTGGAGCTGGTATTTGGTGGGTGGGTAATGCTTGCAGCGGACCCAATCCTTAAGCACAAGATCATACAAGGGTGCGAACCCAGCGTCGGCTCCGGGCAACGCCTTGTACCAAACCCGGTACCACACCGCATCGATCTTGTAGTATGCGCTCTGCTCGTCGATCACGATGCCAATGGGCTTGGGCTTGGGCCGCTTCCGGGACTTAGCCGGGACCTGCCGAAGAAACCCGAGCCGGTCAACATAGAAGCCCTCATTGCGGCTCCGCGTGATCGGCGACGGCTTGTTCCGCCAGAAAAAGCTTAGGTGGGGCGGGTAGCAGGGCACATTGCCGTCCCACACGGGCTTGAGGATCACAAAGTCGCGCAGCACGTGGAGTTTCACGTGGTCGACGACCGCCCCGCCGCCGCTCAGTGACGAGCTCAATTCAGAGAACACCTTGTCCCAAGGACGGCCCACGCTCTTGCGCAGGAACCCCTTGATGGGCGCGAAGTACTCCCCGAATTCCTTCCGTTCAAAATAGAGCCGTCGCATCCCCAGCTTGGCCGGGGCCTCTTCAGGGTCGCGATTAGCGATGCGCCGGTGCTCGCGGTAGAGTTCCCCTGCGTTGTGCCGGGGGTGCTCCACGAGCAACTGCGCCATGTCTTTACGCATAGTTGCCTCCAGGTTAACTACAAATGACCAGGCTCGAAGCCAGGCATTGTGTTGCCAACCGGGAACATGAGAGCGATGCGCATGGGTAGCTCCTAAGGGGACTTTGTATAGCCCAGTAAAGGGACGGGCACAAGCTCAATACTGGGAATGGGACGCTAGAAAGAGCCGTCCCTGTCTGTCCATCGCAGCATACACCGCACTGAGCACGCGGCGCTTGTTGGCAGGGGTCAAGAACGGCCCGATCTCCCTCCACGTGGCGGACACCTTGAGCCCGGTGTCAACGAGCTTCCGATTGTTACCGCCGGCATAGTCACGGATCGTGTCGAGCCCGACGTAATGCAGGACCTCATCCGCCACTTGCTGCATGAAGGCACGGACCTCCTTCGGGTCGTTGTAGTAATCCCGACGGTCGAGGTTCTCCGGATCGTACCCCGGCTTTTTCTTGAACATGGCCTCCGCGGCATGCGTGAGCTCATGAATCAGCAGGGAGTACAGCCCATATTGGATGTTCTGGTCCAAGCGGTTCGGCGACATTCGATGCTTCAGATAGTCGTGTGCGCTGACACCAGCGTTGAGCCAGGCGTGAACGCCAATCCTAAACTCGCCCCGATCCTCGTGTACCTCGGTAACCGCGCCGCCGATCACTGCGTCTCGCGACTGCGATGCCTTGCTTATGACAAACACTTGCGCTTCGATGAACTCCGCATGGGGGAAACTGCGCGACCGACTTCGCACGGTTTCGATTTCAATCACCCCCTTCGCAATCCGCCTGCCCGCGCCGATCGGCTCATTCGGGTCCGGGTGGGCACGTAGCCAATGCTCGATATCCGGCATCAAATCATTGGCAACGAAGTGCTGGACCTGGTGAAGGTCGACGCGGACCGTGCCCGATCCGCGTCGATAGTCATAACGCCACATGCCAGAGCCAGGCTACAAGCTGATCTTAGATCCGGCCCGCAGTCACCAACCCCGCTGGTCAGCGGTAGCGATCGAACACTCCGTTTCCTCGTCCCGCTTGCGGTTGATGGTGTCCTGCGTTACGCGCCATTCACCCTCAAGAGCCATCCACGTGCCAAATAAGGAGAGGCGAACTGTCTCTGACCATCGCTCCCGACACGCCGTCTCGTAAAGACCAGCCTGCACCAAGATGGCCTCGTCGAGTCGTTCGCGATGGATTTCTAAAGTGACTATCTGTTGCCGAATTTCCACCAAATCTGAAAAAGCGTCGTGCATAGACTACACCATTTAAGATACTTGTGTGCCATGGTGTAAGCAGGTCCCGTCTAAACTAAAGGACGCAGCTACCCCGCCCCTGAGTTGCTCGAATGCCCGCAATGAACGGTGAATCGAGCCTCAGGGGTCGGGGCTCAATATCGTCGAGAGCCGACCATCATTGGTTCCGGCATACACACACGCACGACAAGTAAAGTAACAGCACTACGCGGCATCTTTTCGAGCAACATGCCACGCCCGAATAGCGTCCGAGATTCGACGGCGTTGGTCTTCCGTCCGCTTGAGTCCTAAGTGAGCCTTAGCGATGTTAGCGGCATGTTCTGGAGCCAAACGTTTTCCAAGATGCGAAGCTCTCATCTTGGCTCGCACCTCCGGCGAGCGCTGCTGTCCACGCCTAGCCTCAGCGGATTTCGCCACCGCTTCGGAGGACATTTTTCGTCCACGTCTCCGACGTAGCACTTCCTCTGATTGTTTGCGACCGCGGTTGGCCGCAGCAATCTTGGCTGTTTGCTCTGGCGTATGTTTGTAGCCTTTGTGGGCAGCGCTCAATCGCGCACGAGTCTCAGCCGACCTGACTTTCCCCCTATTGGCATCCCCTATTTTCTTCTTCTGGGCTGGAGTGAGCTTCTTGCCGCTCCCGTCACCGCCGTTTGTCAGATTCGTAATAGGATGCCCAAGGTCCCTGTAGTGCTTGATCCAATGGACCTCGACTGGTTTCCAACCATCCCCGACGCCTTGCTCTATGACTTGCATTGCCGGTTCGAGACCACGTGCTAACACGGTTCTCTTCCAGTTCCCGCAATACGTCCGATCCTTCCCAGTCTTAGCGTCCTGCAAGTGAGCCCACAAGCGACGCTTAGGACGGGTGGTCCACCCTACATAACGAACCTCTTGAGGAAGTTCTGGGTCATGTAGGGTGTATACAAACCACGGTCTCAAATCTTGATCTGAATTTCCCTCATCTCCACTTCGCACTGGATGGTTCCTCCGCCATCCAGTGCGAGCTGATAAACTGTTTCATCAAGGGTAGCGAACTCCTTGAACCAGATTTGACCAACGACCAGAACGAAGGTCGTCTGAGCAATCTTGAAGATCAAGTCACGGACCTTAGCCTTAGCGGCGTCCGCCTGAATGTCCAGCCACGCCCGAACGGTATTATTTCTGCCATTGGCCTTGACGAGAAGCTCATCGACCTCCCTGATAGTTGGCTCCATCAAAGCCGTCGGCCCGTTGATCTTGCCCTTTGCTATCGCGGTCTGTGCTTCCTTCAGACTCGGAAGCTTGGAGTAGCCCTTGAGCGAGACCTTGAGCTCCTTACCCATATAGAAGTCAGTGCTCTCCGCCTGAACACTCTTTGGTGCGAACCCGCCGTCTGTGATCCCCTGCTCCTTGAGCCACTGCGCCGCTTGCTCGCCGTATAGACCCTTGATGCCCTCGGAGCGCTCCTTAGGGGCCAGTTCTTTGATGTACCCGTTGTATACTTTCTGCTCTGCTTGCGCGGCGAGCAGTTGGTATTGGAGCCCGAAGAAATCCTTCGCACTCACGTCCCTGACCATCTTGCGGTTGATCACCGGGAGCTCGCGCAGATTCAGCGTACCGATGGCCCCGACCGCACCCTCGCTGTAGTAATCGACCTGGAAAACCTGATCGAGCTTGGCACCGAGCTTCTCGCGCAAAGCCGCGTAGCTCTCCTTGGTCAGATTGACCGGCAACTGATCAATATTGACCAGCCCATCCTTGATCACCGTGTAGTTGCGAAAGACCTGCGTATTGAACGTGTCCGGCACAGTGAACAAGGTGTCCGACAGTCGTTCGCTCAGGTCGACCGTCCCTGGCTTGCGGATGAGAAACGACACGTTCGGGCGATCTTCATTGAAGGTCAACGAGGACACCGGATAGCCCGTGGGCGCGGGATCCGGCTCGAACTTCAAGGCCGTCGGCTTGCTTGCAGTGATCTCCGTGATGCGAGCGGTTATCTCAGCGATGCGAGACGCCTTCTTGATCCGCCCCATTTCCTCGGTGAGCACGCGAATCTCCTCCTGCTCCGCCTCCGTGAGTTGGTCGCTGCTGTCGACACGACCGCGGCCAATGCGGCTGTATCGGAAGCGATTGTCATCGAGCAACACGCGATTGGCGTCGTCGCTCGACAGTAGTTGCAGCAAATCCAGGACCGTGAAGGCGTCGTCCGCTGGGACCCGATTGGGATCGTAGCCCTTGCTGAATGCACCCTGACCGAATGCCGCTTTCTTGGCGTGCTCCTGGAAATCCGAGTACCGCTGCTTGCCGAAGCAATTCGCAAACTCCTCAACGAGCGAGACATCACCGAGCACCTTGAGCAGCGGGTACACGATGTTGGGCTTCATCCTCACGGCGTAGAGCGAGACGGCGGCAAAGGCTGCGCAGATGTTGTCTGCGAGCTGCGGCGTCGGCTGCGCGGCTTCATAGGCAACGCTGTCAGCAAACGCCATCGAGCTCGGGACGCCGACCTGTGCCGGGGAGACGAACCAGAAGCCCGAGAGGTTCTCGGGCACTCGAACCTTCCCTCCCTCGACCGAGTACGTCACCAAGTCGCCGTCCTGCAGAGCAAACACAAAGCCCTGGATCGGATCGCCGTCAATCGCCACCTCGACCCGGGGCGCGCCCACCGGCCGCTTCTGCATCGTCGCCTCGAAGGTCGGCTCGTAACGATTGAAGTCCTCTGCAAAGATATGAGATCCGCCCGCCTTCTCAGCCATAGCGGCCAAGAGATTGCGGTCCGCGTAGTAACCGTACTCCACAACCGTGGTGCACTGGAAACCGTTGGCGGCTTCTTCCATCGCCTTGAGAATGCTGGCCCGGGTGCCCTGGTTGTCACAGCCATCAGATAGGAAAAGAAGGCTGCTGACACTACCTGGGCGAGCCTTCGCGACGCGCTCCACAACCCTACCCGCTTCTTGAATCGGCTCCGTGAATCCCGTCAGACCGCATGGCTTGAGCCAGCGATCGATCGCGTGCTCCACGGCCTTGAGGTCCGTGAGCGTTGCTACCGGCTCCGCCTCCAAGAGGGTCCCGAATTCACCCCGACCGCTGAACCAGATCAGCGAAATCGTGTCCTGCTCCTTCAGCAGCTTGGGAAGCTTTCGCTTCAGCTGCTCACGGATGCGTGGAAGGTCCGAGTACATCGAGCCCGAGCAATCGATGACCGCAAAGTGGTTTGTCGGGAGCTCGACTGCGACTACCGGTGCTTGGTCGGCTGCGTGCCTCTGATGGACTAAAAATAGGTCCTTGGATATTTGGTACGAAACGGTGTTCGGCATCTCCGGCCCTACACCGAGACGCCAAAACTCAACTCCTGGAGCGCGCCACTGCCTGCAGCACTTTCGATGCCTGCAAAATGGACTGCCGCTCAGACGCACTCAGGTCTTCGGAGAAAGCCTTCACGAGGGCATGCGCCAAATCCCCGGCCCGGTGCAGAGAGTCGACCAGATAAGTCTGGCGCTCCTCAGCGTCCATCCTGGCCCACTCATCCGGAGTAATCCCTAAGACCGACGGATCCCAATACGCCGTCCGGTGATCATACGCGTGTGGCATCGATACAGCTGCTCCGATAAAATGAAATGCCACCTGTTGAGGCCGGTGGCCCGCCGAGTCTATCAGCCGGATGCGAACTCAAGGTGCGGAATCCCCTGGAGATAGAACACCCAAGCCTCCGGGACCTTCGCGAGCGGGACCGCCGGCATCTTCAGCGGCAGCCACTTCGGCCGCTCCGGGACCTTGAGTAACTGCATCCCGGCCTGCTTTGGCGTGCGACCACCCTTCCAAGAGTTGCACGGAATACAGCTGGAAACCACATTGGTCCAGACGGTCTTGCCGCCCTGCGCTCTCGGGATCACATGGTCGTAGTTCAGCTGACGGCGTGGAAAGCGGTGCCCGCAGTACTGGCACTGATAGTTGTCGCGTGACAGCACGTTCTCGCGCGAGAACTTCACACCCTTCTTGTTATGCGGGACCTCTGTCTTGATTCGCGCCACGGATGGGATGTAAAACGTGACACTCGGAGACGACACGGTTGCGTCGTGATTCACGAGCACCTCGATCTCACCCTCGACTAGCTTGCAGATAGCCGTCCGCCAATCGACGATTCTGTGAGGTTGCATCCAAGACGTTAGTAGAAGTGTGTGATGTTCCATGCAATTACCGCCTGCGTCTTAACCGCTTCATCTGGCGCCTCTCTGTTGTGTCAATGAACGTGTCGGTACTCGGGGCAGGAGTTCGAACCTGCATGCGTTTCCGCAGCCGGGCCAACTAGACCCTGCCGTGTCTACCAAATTCCACCACCCGAGCGTAGTTTGCCTAACATAAGATGCCAGGCTAATTCAGACGTGAAAGTTTGAGCTTCAAGATTGCCTGGCGGCTGATCGCGACTACCCGTCCAGCAGCGCCAACCTCGAGGGCGCTCAACGGGAGCTGCACGGCGCCGTGAGCGCACCAACCAAGCCCGGCCTTCTCGACCGCGAGCCTGCCGCAGCTCAGGCAAACATATGCCAGCGCGGAAGGAATAGCTGTTGCGGTGAGGTCTTTACCCACACCCTAGCCGTGACACCAGAACAATCTCACGCCCCAGGATCGGGACTTTCTTGATGGTCCATTTTGACCCCCTCCAAGAACTTCGCCAGCACCTGGGCAAAGAAGTCTCGATTCATGCTCTCATTGTCGCAATGAATGAGCCCATCCTTGCCCATGTAGAAGCTGGTCTCCCCGTCCCCGACGCCGATCGCCGTCCACGAAAGCGTGAAGCCCATCTCGCCCTCACCCGGCCTCCGCTCCTGCCCATCCGCGCCGTTCCAAGCATCGATGAGCCTGGATTCCGTCACGACCCACTTGCCCCCGAGCATCGCCTCTAGATCAGCGATCGTCTGGTGCATAGAGCTCACGTGACCCTTGTGGTAATCGGTGAGGCCCATCATCGCCTCGACCCCCAACATGAACTCGATGATTGCGCGCTTGTTCTCCAACATCACCCGCACCTTAGTGATCACGTCCAAGGCAGCTTCCTTGAGACGCGGATGCGGGCTGCGCTCTGGGTCATTCCAGGTCCACGCCATGTCAATCCCTCCTAGGTCCTGGTTACACCAGTAGGATGGACCTCGAAGCCAATCTTACGGCCGTCCCTCAAAAACTCTTGAGCAGCGCGAGACAAGAGGGATGACACTAGAGAGATGAAAGGCAGGTGCTCCCCATCCTCGCAGGTGGCCGCCCCCGGAGCCGCGGCATCGATCACGAAGTACTCATCCCAGACGACGCGTCCATATTGCCCATTCGCTGCCAACGCACCATGCAGACACGGGGTGCCCCTAGAGCGAGCAAAGGACTGAACGAGCTCACGTGAAGGCGCGTTGTCCAAGCAATCGACCAAGAGGTCCGCATCCCCAAGCAGCTTCTGTTGATTGTACAGGGTGAGCCGGTGCGGCACTGCCACGAGCTTAACCCCAAACAAGAACTGCATGGTCTGCTGGAGAGCCGGTGCCTTGCTGCGATCAACCTGCGTCTTGCTATGGAACTGTGACAGAGGGCTCTTCGACTTCACACGACCATCATCGATGACTGTCAGCTCTGCGAAGTTCCGTGCGCACAAAATGAAATGGGAGCCAAGGGCTCCCACTCCGATGACCGTGACCTTTCTCATTCTGTCTTTCGCCTTGTCCATGTCCTAGTCTCCGGATCAAGCACGCAACCCTCGGGGCATTTAGGCGGTGGACCACCGCCCCACCCGTGCGGACTCTCTACTATGGCGCCACACGCTAGACAGCTATATCTGTGCACCCTCTGCCAGCCTTCCCAACCTAGGAAATACATCAGGCCCCGGCACCAAAAGGCGTCTTGGGTCTCAAAAACATGACGTGATGCCCTCGCTCAGCAGAAGCGCTGAACCGATCCACCATGTAATCGCTGAGCTCGACATCCTTATCCAGAGGGATGCCAGGAAGGCTGCCCGTCCGGATCGCCTCCTCAACAAGACCTTTGACTACAGAATCCGTCGTGTCGAAAGGCACAGGATCCGGGAGGTCCGCGTTGACCCCAGCATAGGTAACGTTGACACGAGCTTCAAAGTCTTCCATCGATCCTCCAATCAAAATCTAGAGAGCGTGCGCAGCTCCGACATCCATTCGGGCTCGTACATCACTGGCACCGTGCCGTACGAAAGCTTGCCAGGCCCCGACCAAAACAACTCCACAGACTCGTCTCGGCTGGTGACCCACCACACGAGCCGCTTACCAAGAGCCGACTCAACCGCCGCAAATGTCGTCAAATCCTCATCTGACGGTACAGGCACACCCGAACCTGGGTGACTATGCGCGAAGCCCAGCACCTCGTCTCTGTGATCCCAGATGATGGTCCACAGGTCCCGACTATCCGGCAGCGATCCGACTGCGCGGCCCTCGGGGAGATGCCAAAAAAGGGGCTCGCTATCGAGATTGACTAGTACGCCGGCTTCGAGGCTCATCTTCACCTATTACACCGAAATCGTTAATCGACGTGGCGGAACACAACGAGCTTCCCCTCCCGGTCCGCTTGCCTAATGACTGCCGGCAAACTCTCGAGAGTGAAGAATGAATCACCTTTGGTACCACGCTCAAAATCATCGTCGTCCCCGTGAGCTGTCAGACAGATACCAGCATCGAGAATCCGCAGACTGCGGCGATCGCAGGTGCATTCAAAGCGACGACCGTCGAGCCGAAACCGCACCACCATCTCTTCCGGACGATGCGACCTCCGGTACTCCAGATACGTCACGCCGCCAACCGTCAGTGCAGCTCGCGCCGCCGCCTCGAAATCGACACCAGCCATCTCCCGACGCGATGCACCATCACCCAGCCTCGAGAGAAGATCCCGACGACGGGCCTCTTGATCTCTCGCTTCTTCCTCTCGACGGAGCTGGATCTCTACCTCCGCTCGCCTGCGGTCGGCCTCGATACGCTGCCAGCGCGCCATGCGAAAAGCAGCGTCCAACGCAGGCGTGACCCCAGGGACGTCATCGACGGTTGCCTTGCGATCATAATAGGCCGCTCGCACCTCCACATCCGGCCCAAGAGGCATCTCCTGTTGAATGAAGACCAGCGGCCCACCCTCATGGGCGCGACCCGCTGAGATCCGAACAAACCGATCCAAGCCAGGGTCGATCAAATGCACGCGCTCGGAATAAGCGGCGATGACTTTAGGATGAGGGTCCACCCGAACATCGGCGGCCATGATTCGGTCGCCCACCAAGTACCCGACGACCCGCTGAGACAAGCTGTCCGGCTCCGGGTAACAGACCTCCATCACCCTCGCTTTACGGCCAGTCAACTGGAACTTGACCCAAGCGTGTTCCTTGGGAAGAACCCCCTCGATAGACCAAACTCGAACGCCGGAACAGAGAGACCTACCACCAACCCAAGGCAGCACGATTGAGCTGCCCTCTGTCTCAAGCAAGTCTCTCCAGCCCATGATTGTCTCCGGTCATGCCGCCCACGTGGGCTTCACCAGCAGCTTAGTCTTCAAGATCGTGTCTACCAGGGACACCCGCGGAACAAAGACCGGGCCGCCGTGAGTCTTACCCACTGGAGTAGCTGAGATCAACGCACGCAGAACACGAGGGATAGCATAGACGTCGGAAAAGGTCTGCGGTTCGATCATGAAGCAGGGGATCCCCAGTCTTGCTGCAGTGTCGCGCACACTAGACGACACGCACTCACGCACCTTGAGTAGACCGAACGCAACCGGGTTGATACCAGACTCGCGCACGGCCACTTCGAATGTTGAGTGCTCTTCTTCATCGCCGACGAAAATCATCAGCGCATCCTCATCTGCCGTTGGCTTGTACTTGCTAAGAACCCGCACGCCCTGGGAGTGCAATGTGCCGCCGCCCGCTGTAATGCCGCGGAACGCGTTCTCAACGCCAGCTGCTGATGCGTGAGTGATCTTGACCTCACGACCCGAGGTGCTGAACACCGAGACATGCAGCTGCTCCGGTGGGAACGCCTGCAGGAACTTTGCGATATACTGCTTGGCCTGAACGATCGCGTTGTTCATTGATCCCGAGATATCCACGATCACATAGATGCGGAGACCCTTGACGACCTCAGCCACAGCTAGCTTGACCGCGTTATCCGCCGCTTCGTGTAGCTTATCTTGAGTGGCCAAAGACTTGACGCGAGTCGCGATGTTCGCAGCACGCATATCCTCAGCAGCCTGGATCGCCCTCTCCCAACGCCCTCGAACCTCCTGGACCTCCAAGAGCCCGAGCTCCTCAAGCGTCGGAGTGGCGATGATCAAATCCTTGTCAGACATCGACCCAACCTCGATTGCCGCAGCGACGATCGCACGAGTGAGCCCCTGACCCTTCGGTAGAAGCCCGACCACGCGCTTGAAGCTTGGCCTGGTGCGAACAATCGCCTCACAAATCTGTTGCTCGGTGAAGCCTTCCCAAGATTCAGCCGCCTGCACCGCCTGGCCAATCGCAATCGAGCGACGGCCGTCCTGGGCCTGCACCTGCTTCCAGCGCAGAGCCTCAAAGAATCGAGGCGTCGCCGGCCGATAGTGAATGCGACGCGCGAGCTCCATCACCGTACGACGGAAGCCAGCCTTCACCAGCCCGTCGAGCAGCTTTGGGTTTTCCTCACGGTAAAGCAACCACTTCTCTACAGCCTTAGTCCAACGACCCAAGAATGGATTGCGCGCCGAGCTCCCAAAGCCGAGCTCGCGGTTGATCTCCGCCACGCCTGGCAGCATCAACACGTCGTGCACCCGGAGCAAGAGCTTCGGGTTGAACGTCTTTACATCCTTAAAGTCCTTGCCGCCCAAGAGCAACATCGCCTCGCCGACGTCGCGTAGATCGTCATCAAAGAAGGCGACTTTGCCAGCATCGATCACCGGGTCGCCCTTGCGAGACTGAACCAAGAGAAATGCCGCCATGATCACCTTGAGGTCACGGCGCTCCTGCAATAGCAAGAACTCGTGCGACGCCCAGCGAGCCGCAAACTCGTTGTCGAGTTTCCAGACCTCAGCAACCTGGCGATACAACCAAACCGCCACGTCTGCGAAGATCCCTGCCGGCTGGTAGCGGCCAACGACCCGATTCACATCCTTGATGCGACCGTCATCCTTGAGCTTGCCAAGCTTAACCTTGGCGGTCTTCTTCCCAACCTTGCGGAGCTCGTAGACGACCTTATCCCCGTCTTCAACGACGTGGGTGACCGGAAGCCACTTTACCCCGATCACAGAGCCGACGTCCGGGATCACAATACCCGCGCGATTGTGGACACAGTGATCCGAATACCCAATCACAGTCTCGAGAATGCGCTCTGCCGGGCCTAGGTTTTCGTTTGCCATATTACCATCCGATCTGCGCGCCAAATAAGAGTGGGCCGACGCGTGCCCAAATAGACATCGAGCTGGCAACTGAATAGGAATTCGAGACCATCACTACACCTCTTTGAGGTGCTGCCAGATCGTCTTGCGTGGGCGCCCCACTGCGAACGCCTGCAAGAGCTGCTCACGACCTTCCCGAGTCCGGAACTGTTCAAAGAGAAGCTCTTCCCGGTGACAGCTAGGGCAAGCACTCTTCACCGAAACCAGGCTGATCCACCAGACGTTCTCAGAGCTTCGCATGCCAAGCATACGACTCACAGGATCGTTGCATGACACGACGTGCTCGCCAGCCAGCACGTGCTTGCGAACATCCTCAAGCATCGAAAATAGATCCGTCCAGGTGGTTTCGACCATCAAGACCCCGGCCAACCACAATCATCGTAGAGCCCCATCCCCTTGGGGTCGGTCTCCACGTATGGCAGCTCTGGTTCCTCTTCAGGAATCTCCCCAAGCTTGAGGGCTCGGTCCCATAGGATCGTCGCCGTAGCTGTCGCAAGGTTGAGGCAATACCGGTTGCGCGTCGGGATGATCACGAAGCGATGGCAATGCCGGAGCACCGATTGCGGGATGGAGCCGTCCTCGGGGCCGAACACATAGACGGCGTTCTTCGGGTGCTCGAAGTCCTGCAGCCGCTCCGAGCTCGGACGCACCTCGACAGCCACGGGCGTGCAGTCGCGAAACTGCTCAAGCGGACGATCGAACTGGACGATCTCCACTTCCTTGTAGCCCTTCATCCGCTCTTCACGTGGGAGCTTGCCGCGGCGCTCGACCTCCATGCGGACGCGGTCGCCTGTGTACCAGACCTGCTGGAGCCCGTAGCAGCTCGCGAGCCGCACGACCATTCCGACGTTGTAGGCGAACCGTGGATCGATGAGCGCGATTGCCGGGGCGACGCCCGCGGGTGCAGCGTTCTTGCCGATGAGCATGCGGCTGGTTACACCGCTGGTTCGGGGTGAGAGGATCGAACTCCCACAGCGAGTTCCAAAGACTCGCGTCCTACCATTAGACGAACCCCGAATAGTAGGCCTGGCGGGGATCGAACCCGCTGCTTTTTCCTTGTCGAGGAAACACTCTACCAGTGAGTTACAGGCCTATTTTGTTGGGGCGGAAAGACTCGAACTTTCGAGCACAGGTGTCAGAGACCCGGCTACCAACCCGTGGCGCGCCCCAATAATCACTCCCGAATCGCGTGCCGCACATACTGCTCTGGCGACATGTTCTTCAGATCATTCGTGTCATACGAAACAGTTCGTGCGTCTCCGAAGTCGTGACGCCCCCCGCCGCTCGACAGATACACGGCCTGCGTCTTGAACCATAGACGATGCTTGCCGTCCGGCGATGTCGCGTACGGGATCTTCAGCGTTCGGCTCGAAAGCTTCCAGTGCTTGGATTCAAGGTAATCGAGCAGACGGTTCCGAGCTTCCATGAAGGTCTTCGGCTTGCCGCTCTTTTTGTCATCGGCTGGCGCATCGTCCTCCTTCGCGAAGCGTTGAGCTACCCGATCCACCACTAGTGCGCTCTCAAAGGCTTGTCTGGCATCCATGCCCTTGCAGGCGCACAAAACCATTCGCGACATTCGGCGGAGAGAGGAAGGCTCGAACTCCAGACCCTTGCAGGTCCGCACTGTTTAGCAAACAGGCTTCGCCCCACGGCGAATTCACTCTCCAGTTACTAGCGGAAAATCGAGGTCCCGACCCCCACAGACTTTCGCCTGCCCACCGCTTTCAAGGCGGGTCCCGCACCTTGCGAGTTGATCTTCCGTGGCGGAAGCCGGAGGTCTCGATCCCCAGACCCCTTTCGGGGTCCGCACCGTTTTCGAAACGGGCTCGGCCCTTGGCCGATTCAGCTTCCATGTCTAATTCTTGCCGCCCTCTCGGAGCGACTTCATCTTCTCGAGCTCGAGCAGCGCCGCCGCAGAGACCTCCGGATTCGAAGACTCAGCCTGCAGCATCAGCAGCACGGCACACAGCGGCCACAGCTTGCGGACCTCCGCCCGTACAGCTCGGACCTCTGCCGGCGAAGCGCTCGCCATGTACTGCTCAAACCAGTGGCTCATCTCGGGGAGCTTATGGCGGTCCGCTTCAGTGGCGTGCGCCATGAGGTGCCCGAGCTCTCTAATCTTGTCTGCGACTGCTTGGTTCACAAGAGTCGCTACACCATGGCGCCCACGGAGAGACTCGAACTCTCAGCATCTGCGTTCGAAGCGCAGCGCTCGTCCATTGAGCTTCGCGGGCGTGGCGTCCTCGACAGGACTCGAACCTGTGTAGCGACCTTCGGAGAGTCGTGCCTGATCCACTAGGCTACGAGGACATATCACCAAGAATCGTAGTCTGTGACGTTCTTCTCCTTGTGGCAGTAACAGCATCGCACGTGGACCCCGAGCCCAATGCCGGTGATGGTGAATGTCACCTCCATCGTCCCCTGACATTTTTTTGAGTGGCGCTTCTCGAACCCAATGAGCGCCTTGTGCTCTTTCTCATTCGGCTTGAACACACTCAACATGGCCAGACTCCTTTGGCGCCCCCGGAAGGAATTGAACCTTCACCATCGGCTTAGGAAACCGCCGCTCGTCCATCGAGCTGCGAGGGCATTCGTGGCGCTCCCGGAAGGAATCGAACCCTCGCGGTCCCGAGGTAGAAACTCGGCGCTCTTCCTCTGAGCTACGGGAGCATGGTGTCAGTACACCGGAGGCGCGGGCCGGAATCGAACCGACGTAGGCTGGGTTGCAACCAGCTGCCTAACCATTCGACCACCGCGCCGTTATCTAGTGCGAGCAGGGATAATCGAAATCCCGTCTACTGGTTGGGAACCAGCCATCCTACCACTGAACGATGCTCGCGCGGTGCGGGTAGAGGGGGTCGAACCCACTCGAACTGGTTGGAAGCCAGCCATGCAGCCGTTACATCTTACCCGCAGAATCTTAGTGCCCGCCGTGCGCGCCGGTCTCGTACTTGGGCTTGCCGTCCCATTTATGAGCATACGCGAAACTCGTGATCTTGATCGAGTTCCCAGGCGACACACGCTTCTTCATCTCGGGGCCAATATAGTCTCCCGGGGTCGGCATCATGTAGTCGTTGCCGGCGCTATCAGTCCGCCTAGTTGTTGCGCCGATCTCGCGGATAATAACTGACTGCGGCCCTGTGACCTCGACGACCTCGTACCAATCGACGTTCGTCTGGTCGTAGCCCCAACTCGTATACAGGATGTCACCCATGAAAAGGTCGGTCGAGAACTTCCGCTTCTCTGCTTGCTCCTCCTCCTTGACCTTCATCCGAGCCTTGCGGCTGTCTATAAGCTTCTGGATGGCTTCATCGCGCTCATGCGCACGAGTCCCGAACGAATGGTGCCAGATGGGCTTGCTCTGCTTACCCACGAAGGCGATTGCATAATAGATGACCCTGCCAGTCTTATCGGTCCCATCGTACGTCCAGGCCGAGACATCGGTGCCTTGCGGATCAACTGGTTCCGTGTCGCGGGCTTGAGGCGGCAAGTACCGTGTGGGAGCGATCCGAGCCTCATGTTGCCCCGCGACCCGTTCTCCGAGCTCCTGACAAGCACTGGCCAGCTGTAGACGTGAGGGGCGCTGGCTCTGCGCATAACTCAGCAGGCGGCGGAGCTCGCGTTGCAACTCACTGGTGTTGGCGATCTTCTGCATCGGTCAAATCCTTTGGGCTCGGACCGCACGTCACGCCGTGCCTTGCCTCGCAGAAAATGGCGAAAGATAAGAGCTTTACCGCAGCGGAGAGAGACGTACTCGAAACGCGCCCCCCTTGCGGGGTGCCCTCCGCTTTCCAGGCGGTGACAGGCCCTGCCTGCTTCACTCTCCTCGGTAGGCCGTGCTGGAATTGAACCAGCCTGATGCCCGCATATAAGGCGGGTGAATTCGACCAGATTTCTAACGGCCCACAAGCCTAGAGCCTACGACTGGAGTCGAACCAGCAAACTCTAACATACCAAGTTAGCGCTCCGCCTCCGGAGCAACGTAGGCAAATTCTGGTACCCGCGGACGGTCTCGCACCGACACTACACCGGGCTTAAGCCGGTTGCCTCTGCTTTGGGCTACGCGGGCATGATAACGAACAAATGTGCGCACTCTGTGACAGTTGGAACAGACCAGATCGCACTTCGCAATCTCAGTCTGGATGGCCTCAAGGGACAAGCGACTCGCCATCCTAGAGACGTTAAACCTCTTCGCCTCGCCCTCTCGATGATCGAAGTCCATGGCACACGGATGAAATTTTCCCCCACAATCCATGCAGGGTTTCGTGGCTTTGTGCTCCTGCAGCCACTCCCTATTACGAGCCGCGACCCTAGGGGCGCTACACCGCGCCCGCTGAGCGTACGCTGCCTTGTTGGACTTATAATGCCCGGCTGCGTAGGTTTTATGACACTGCTTGCATTGCGACTGCCGTACCCCTGACGCCTTTCGCTTGAACCCGAACTGATCTTGGTGCTTGTAAGCGTCACACTTCGCGCAATAGAGCAGGGCCTGCCCAGAGGAATCATACGTCCGTTTCCGAGGCACGCCTCCTTTGTGCGCCGCCCCGTAATTAGTGGCCAGCCTTCTGAAGTGAGCAGTGCTGATCCCCAAAGATTGGATCTTCTGCTTCAGGTGCCTTTGGGTGCCACCTCCTTGCTTTAGCCCCAACGCGCGAAGCACTCCCGCCATTGAAACGTTGCCGGAGACCGCTCTTTCAAGGGACTGTCTTGAGTGGTGATCCGTCATGACCACGACCCAGATGGCGCATAAGTGCCTTTGCGCCTAGTCTGCCCTTCAGTGCGAGCGACAGGAGTCGAACCTGCAGGTGCCACTAGGGTAGTCGGGTTTGAGCCGACCGCGTTTGCCGTTACGCCACGCTCGCAACACATACTTGAAGATGCCCCATCGCTAGTACGCTTAGGCACCCTCCAAAATTCAAACCACAAGCCGAGTGTCAATGCCGCGCACCCCTCCCGCCGCACAGCTCAGCACAGGTCGGCGCCTCGTTCTGGAAGGCGAGGCAGGACCACAGCACCGAGTTGAAAGCTGCGTGCTATCTTGAGGGAGCCGCCTCCTGCCAATTGGGCTACGTCCGCATTTTGAGCAGGTTGGTCGCGACATTACTAACCGCGGCCCGCCATGCTTCCTGAATCCTAGGCGTGAGCTCCTCCCACTTCGGCATGGGCAGCCCCGCATAGTTTTTGAAACCAGTGACCTCCCCATAGGCGTTGTATGCGCTCATAGCGAAGGCCTCAACATCGTATAGCATCCCGATCCCTACACCAGGGTGACCGACGGGAATCGAACCCGCTAACACGTGATCCACAATCACGCCGCGATCCTAGTTGCGTTCGGCCACAGTGCGGATAGGAGGAGTCGAACCTCCACTGGACGGCTTCTCGAACCGTTGCCTCTGCCGTTGGGCTACATCCGCATCATCAGTGCATGAGAGAGGACTCGAACCTCCACGGTCTTGCGACCAGTCGGACCTGAGCCGACCGCGTTTGCCTATTACGCCACCCATGCATTGGTACGGGGTGAGGGATTCGAACCCCCGGCCAGTTGCTTGTAGGGCAACCACTCTACCGCTGAGTTAACCCCGCGTACCGAAATCTTGCCTTTGCTCCGCAGCTACTCGCAACGCCTGGACGTCGCGCGCCGAAAGCCAGCCCTCGAAAACCAGGTCCCGCTCCTCTTGAGTGAGCTCAAAACCCGGGCACCCGGCCTTGGTCAACGTGCCCTCCACACCCCCGCAGCGCCCGCAGATCCATAGATTGCAGAGACGGCAGTCTCCACAATCTTTAGGGCAACGAGCTCTAAAGTGTACATAGGCGACCTTGACGGATATTTCACGACATCCCCGAGCAACTTCCCGCATCCTGCGTGGCTGGGGGGCCGCGTGAGTGTCTCTATTCATAGAGCAGATGCTACCCGTACAACCGCTCCATGCAACCTTCTGCAGAACCCTTTTTAAGTGGTCTCAAGATCTTGGTAACACAAGGTGATCCAAGTACCAGCTTACCCCTAACGCCACATGACTCCTGCCAATCGGCCATTCCTAAGAACCGTCACTCATGCGCGCAACACAACAAATGGCTGTCTGACTCCCCCTGAGAACTTCTCTGCTACTGCCAATGCCTGCCTAACGCGCTTCTCGGGATCGATGACTGAAGATGCCTCAAGAGCTCCCAAGGCATAACAGTCACCGCACCCTATGGCGGCGTAGTCAGCGATAGCCTCGCCGACCTGAAAATCCGAGTCGACCTCAAAGATGCGCCCCCGAAAGCCGACCAAGAAGTGCCCACCACGCTCGACGTTGCTGTCAACCTGGGAGAAACCACCCTTCTTGAGCGTTCGCCGCACCGCATCCACGAAGCTCGTACACATGTATCGGAACGGGTCCGTGCCTTGCTTCATCGGAGGTGGTTGAAACTTGAACCGCAGCAGCTGACCCATCCGAAAGCTGCTCGTGTAGCCAATCAAGCACTCCCCATTCCTAAATACCTTAGGGTCCTTCCGGACCGTGACATCCAGGTGGGAGACACCGGCTGAATCACCGCCCATCACCACTTGGTGGCGCGAGTCTCTCTTGACCTTGAGCGCTACGATGCAGGTCACCCCAACCAGTACACCGAGCTGGTGGGGCAACCGCTTTCGTACACCGAGGGGACGCGATCGAATCAGACGGGTGGGGACCCTACGTCACTCGTACGATCACTGGACGCGAATTGGCGCCTGATCACCCTCACGAAGTCTTCCAAGTTCACGGGCTTCGTCAGGTAGTCCAAGAATCCTGCACGCAAACCGCGCTGCTTGTCCTGCTCCGAGGCTGCCGCCGACACCGCGATCACCGGCACGTGTTGCGTCTTCGGGTCATTGCGAAGTTCGCGTAGCGCATCAAACCCTGACATTCCCGGCAGGTTGATGTCCATGACGATCACATCCAACCTGTGAGCCCGTGCCAGCTGCAAACCGAGCTCGCCGGTGGTCGCGCTCATCAACGAGACGTCCTCGAGAAGACTGGCGACGATATCTTGCATGAACGCGAGGTTGTCTGGACTGTCTTCTACGTACAAAACGGTCCGACGCACTTGCTGCTGCTTGGTGCGCACAGCCGGTAGGTCCACCCAGAACTCCGAGCCCTCACCGAGCACACTGCGGAACCCCACATCGCCGTGCATAAGCTGAGCAAGGCGCTTCGTGATGAACAGACCGACGCCCGTACCTTCGATTGGCCCGAGCTCCTGTCCAGCGCGTTGAAATGCCTGGAAGAGCTTGCCTTGCTTGTCGAGCGGGATTCCGATGCCCGTATCCGACACCGTCAACCGAACGTGGTTCGCATCCACAACCGAGAGGTGCAGCCCAACTTTGCCCCCAGGCCGATTGTACTTGATCGCGTTCGTAGCGAAGTTCATCAAGATCTGCGTAAACCGCAGACGATCGGCGGCTATCAGCGGCAGCTCCGCGGCTGGCGGCTCCAACGTAATTTCAACCTCTGAGCGCACCGCGAGCGGCTCAAGGGTGGGCAGCACTTGCACAAGGACCTCATACGGATTCGTCGGCTCGATGGAGACGGTCACGCCGCCCGAATCGATCTGCGACAAGTTCAGGATGTCCTCGATCAAGCACCGCAAGTGCTCGCCGCTGGTCAAGATCCGAGCGACTCGTTCCCGCTGTAGGCCGGACAGCGGCTGCTTCTGGTCGAGCTGCATCAGTTGTGCGAACCCCAGGATGACACTCAGCGGCGTGCGTAGCTCGTGGCTAATCAACGAGAAAAACTCGCTCCTTGCCCTGCTATCCGCGTCAGCACGCAGCTCCTCCGCACGCTTGCGATCGCTCAGATTCAAAACAAAGCGCAGCCCCTTATCCGGGTTGTTGTCAAAAGTGGTTCCGCCGACCAAAATCGGAATACGTCGGCCATCCTTGTTTAGGAGTTCTTTCTCGTAGGGATGAACCACTTTCGTAGCCCGACTCTGCTCCAGCGCACGTGCGTCTAGCTCCCACCACTCCGGTGGCGTGACTTGATCCCACCGCACTTGTTGGGTGGCCAGTTCGGCCGCGGAGTAACCGATCATATCCAAGAACGCCGTATTGGCGTCCAGTATCCACCCCTCATAGTCAGTCGTGACAATGCCGATAATCCCGGAGCTGACGAGGCCTTGGAGGAGCAATTCGCCCTTGCGGAGCGCAGCGTCTATGCGTATGTGCGCCTCGCGGAGCTGCTCGGCACGCTTGCGATCGCTCAGATCGAGTACGAAGCAGATGCCCTCACTTCCGTCGCTCACGGAACCGCCAAGCAAGATGGGGATTCGGCGACCGCCCTTATGGATGAGTTCGCTCTCATACGGAGGCCCCTCTTTCGCCCCCTCCGCCTCTTGCGACAACAACCCCAAAGGGGTGAGTTGGTCCCAGCGGACTTGTCCAGACAACAATTCTTCTTGCGAGTAACCAGTCATCTCCAAGAAGGCCGCATTCGCGTCCAGGAGGATCCCACGGCCGTCAACCGTAACGAGGCCAAGACCTCCAGAGTCGAAAAATCTCTGAAGCCGCGCCTCACTCTTGCTGAGTGCCGCTCCTACGCGTTTGCATTCAACGAGCTCGGAACGCAGTTCGTCTTCAACGGGGTAGTCAGCGCCCATACGCGATGTTTTAGCCGCCCTCCCATGGCCACGTCCAGTACGTGAGGCAATTGGCGCACGACTGCCTCAGTTGGGCATCGGATCGAATGGCTCTAGCGCCGTTGCGATTGTATCGAGCCTCGATACAGATGAGCAGCTAAGCCGTCTGCGATCTCAACTCATTCGGTCACGGGACGCGAAGCGAATTGGCGCCTGATCACACTCACGAACTCCTCAACAACCAAGGGCTTCGTGAGGTACGCCACAAAGCCAGCCCGCACTCCTCGCTGTTTATCGCGCTCCGATACAGCTGCCGAAATCGCAATCACCGGCACATGTTGCGTCTTTGGGTCATTGCGAAGTTCGTAGAGCGCCTCAAGCCCCGACATTCCCGGCAGGTTGATATCCATGAGTATCACATCCAACCTGTGAGCCCGAGCGATCTCGAGGCCAAGCTCACCGGTCGTCGCAGTCAGCAACGCAACATCTTCAAAAAAGTTGCTTACCAAGTCCTGCATGAGCACGAGATTGGCAGGGTTATCCTCCACATAAAGGATGCGCCGTGCGTTCACCGACGCAACTTTTGACTGCAGTGGGCGGTCCGGTAAGCGACTTCGGTCGTCAGGAGACGCGATCGGGATGTCAACCCAAAACTCCGAGCCCTCACCGAGCACACTGCGAAAGCCCACCTCGCCGTGCATGAGTTGCACCAACCGTTTTGCAACGAACAGACCGACGCCCGTGCCTTCGATCACTCCCGCTTCCTGTCCAGCGCGTTGGAAGGCTTGGAAGAGTTTGTCTTGCTTATCTTTCGGAATACCGCAGCCCGTATCCGATACCGCGAGTCGCACGTGGTTCGCATCCACAACCGAGAGGTGCAGCCCGACTTTGCCCCCAGGCCGATTGTACTTGATCGCGTTCGTAGCGAAGTTCATCACGATTTGATTAAGGCGTGTGCGGTCGGCAGCCACCAACGGCAACTTCTCGGGAGCGGGTTCCAGAGTGATCGTGATGTCGGACTGAGCTGCCAATGGCTCAAGCGTAGGCATCAGCTCTTCCATGGCATCGTACGCGCTCGTCGGTTCGATAGACATCGACATGCCCCCCGATTCGATCCGCGACAAGTCCAAAATGTCCTCGATCAAGCGCAGCAAGTGCTCGCCGCCTTTGAGCACGTGTTGAGCTCGCTCGCGTTGGCGTTCAGGCAGCGGCGTCTTCCTGTCTTGCAACAAGAGCTGGGTGAACCCCAGGATGGAATTGAGCGGCGTACGCAGCTCGTGGCTCACTAGCGAGAGAAACTCGCTCTTGGCTCTGCTTGAAGCTTCGGCGATGGCGTGCGCCGCACGCAGTTCCTCAGCTCGCTTGCGATCACTCAGGTCCAATACAAAGCAGATACCCTCGTCCCCGGTGCCATCGCGCAGAGCGCCACCCATCAAGACAGGGATCCGGTGGCCGTCCTTGTGGACGAATTCTTGCTCGTACACGGGAATCACCCCCGTGCGCCGACACTGCTCCGCCACAAGAGCGCCTTGCTCCCAATACTCCGGAGGCGTGAAGTCACGCCAGCTGAGTTGTCCGGAGGCCAGTTCCTCGCGCGAGTATCCGATCATCTCCGCGAACGAAGCATTGGCATCCAAGATCGTCCCTTCATAGTTGCCCGTGACAACGCCGAAAATCCCAGACTCAACCAGTCTTTGGAAGCGGGACTCACTATGGCGCAGCGCGGTTTCTACACGTAGGCGTTCGGCTGTTTCAGCTTCAGCAACTGCATGCGCCCCGCGCAACTGCTCTGCCCGCTTGCGATCGGTCAGATCCAGCACAAAGCAGATGCCCTCGCTCCCAGCGTCGTCAGTCAGGGCAGAGCCGATCAGGACGGAGATTCGGCGGCCGTCTTTATGGATAAATTCTTTCTCGTACGCCGGATGCGATCTCGTACTGGAGGCCCGAGACAGCTTAATCACACTCGCATCTAGCTCCCGATACTCTCTGGGTGTGAGGTCGTCCCAGCGCATTTGTCCGGAGGCCAAATCGTCTCGCGAGAAACCGAGCAGATTCAGAAACGCATCATTGGCATCCAGGATGTCTCCTTGCGTGCCCGCCGTGAAAATGCCGATGATCCCGCTGGCACCGAGCCTTTCGAAACGCGCCTCACTCTGGTGGAGCGCAGCTTCGATGCGCTTAAACCCAGTTAGGTCCAGCACGAAGCATGTGCCCTGTGCAGCGTCCTCGATCTGAGCCCCACCGATCAAAACGGGTACTCGGTGGCCGTCTTTGTGTAGATATTCCTTCTCGTACACGGGAATCACACCCGTGCTCTGACATCGCTCCACCATCAGCGCATCTTGCGCCCGCAACTCCTGTGGCGTGATTTGATCCCAGCGTATCTGGCCAGAGGTGTAATCCTCTCGCGAGTAACCAAGCATATCCAGAAACGCCCCATTAACATCCAGGATGTTCCCCTTGAGGTCGCCCGTAATGATCCCGATGATCCCGGACTCGGCGAGTCTTTGAAAACGCCGTTCACTCTTGCGTAGCTCGAGCTCGGCGCGCTTACGTTCGGCCTCCACACGCTTGCGGTCGCTCAGGTCCAAGACGAAACAAACACCCTCATCGGGGTCGTCGTCGATCTGGGCACCGCCAATCAAGACAGGGACTCGGCTGCCGTCCTTGTGGAAGTACTCTTTCTCGTACACGGGAGCCACTCTCGTGTCCCGACAGGCCGCCGTCACACGCGCATCCTGCTCCCAGAACTCCGGAGGCGTGAGTCGATCCCAACGGAGCGATCCAGAGGCCACATCCTCTCGCGAATAGCCGAGCATCTCCAAGAATGCGGCGTTGGCTTCCACGATGGTCCCATCATATCCGGCGGTAATAATCCCGATGACTCCGGACTCAGCAAGTCTGTGGAAGCGCGACTCGCTCCTACGGAGCGCAGTTTCGGTCCGCTTGTGCTCCCTCAGGTCGAGAACACAGCTGATAGCCTCGCGCCCCTGCCCAGGCTCATCAAGCACCGCAGTACCAATCAGAACTGGGACTCGGCTACCGTCCTTGTGGAAGTACTCTTTCTCGTACCCGTGAAGCACTCCCGTGCGCTCTAGTTGTTCGCACGCACGATCGTCTCTCTCCCAATACTCCGGAGGCGTGAGCCGCCTCCCGCCAAGTCGGCAGAATTCCTCCCGCGAGTAACCCAGCATCGTCACGAACGCCTCATTGACATCCACGATGTTCCGATCCAGGTCGGCCGACACGATGCCAAGAATCCCCGCATCGGCCAGTCGCTTGAAGCGTCTTTTACTCTTGACGAGCTCCGCTTCTACGCGCTGACGTTCAGCGATTTCTGCCTCAGCAATCGCTTGCGCCTTCTTGACCTCCTCAGCGCGCTTCTGACCACTCAGGTCCAGGACAATGCAGATGGCTTCGTCCGCGGTACTGTCGAGATGGGCACCACCGATCAAGACTGGGATTCGCCGGCCGTCTTTATGTACGAGTTCTTTCTCGTACGGGAGGACCACGCCTGTGCCCCGGCCGTCCGCCTTCACCCTCATGTCCCGGTCCAATAACTCCGGAGGAGTCAGCCGGTCCCAACGGATTTTCCGCGAGATCAGTTCGTCTCGCGAGTAACCAACCATACCCAGAAAAGCGGCATTCGCCTCTAGGACGGTCATTTGAGAGTTGGTCGTGAAAATGCCGATGAGCCCGGTATCGGCGAGGCGCTGGAACCGCAACTCGCTCTTACGGAGCGCTGCTTCTACGCGCTCGCGTTCGGCGATTTCGGCCTGCAGAGCGGCCTCCAGTCGTTTACACTCGAGGGTCTGTGCCGTCAATCGTGACAGCTCTAGTTGAGGGTCGCAGGCCCCTGGTTCAGTACCCATGTGTCTCTTTACATGCTCATGACTGCGCTCGTCCAGTGCATGTTTCGATCGGCTTATCAAAAACCACAAGCACTACAGACGCTTGTGGCCGCTGTAGCTAGCCACCGTCCCGCGACGCACTCATGACACCCAGCGGAGCCGCGGCCCCATTGTTCTTTTTCTGCCGTCTCTGAAGCGTGAGCCACTCCGCGCGAAAAGTCTTGGCCAGATTTCTTGCTGCCGACCTGCAACCACCGCTAGGCGATCCGGGTGGCCCATGTCAAGTGGTTCGGCGGATTCGAGACGAAGTACCCTCCCCGGCACTACAAAAGCACCTAATAGACGAGGTCGAACACGGAGACGACCTCTCTAACCCGGAGGCAGCCAAGATCTATCAGCTCGATCGTGAGCCCGGCGCGGGCTTCATCAGGCAGCTCCTGATTGGCCCCCACGCTCAATACCGAATGGACCTCCGGTCAGTTACGGTCGACGATGTACGGAGCGCATTGGGTATGTTCAACAAACAGCTCGAAGAGCACCTGACCCGAAACCCCAAGCTGCACACACAGCTCACGACAAAGCTGACGTACGGCGACGAAATTCGTTTTGAGAGCCCCTCCGGCCTCACCGTGGTTTTCGCCATGAAGAGCGCGGGCGCGATGATCATCACGACATTCTGGGACGGGATCCCGGACCCGCGGATGCCATCGCAAGGTTGCCCGACCTAGCGCGGCGGCAAGACAATCCGAGCAAGGTGCTTGACCCAGTCCCCCTCGATGCGCTTCTCCACCGCGTCCTTCCGGACCACGATGTCGATCGTATGGGCGTCCTGGACCCTCGGGTCAGCCCCTAGGCTCCGCGCCATGAGCTCGAACAGCTCATCACCGAGCGCGACACGCAAGAGATAGATTTGCTGCTCAGTCGCTTCCATGGACGGGGGTACACCGGGCAAACACAGTGGCGCCGCGAAACACCTCGAACTCTTGGGAGAAGCGCCCCTCGACTTCAGGCATCAAGAATGTAGCGACGCCAACAACACAATGGTCGCGATCATCTGCCCAGAACGTGACCTTAACCGACCAGTACTCCCAGCCATTCGGATCGCGACTAATGCCGCGAATCTCGGAACAACCCCCGTCGGCCACTCTCTGCCCGAACTCGGTGAAATTCACCAGGACACGCATCATTCACCGGAGATTGAAGAAGTACAGAAACGCAGCCCACCCCGACTCCAGCAACTGCGGCGCCGTATCCTGCTCCCTGAACTTCCGACCGTGCCGGACCGCCATCTCCAGCATGAATTTCGCGTGGAAAAATGCCTCGACCATCGGCCGAGCTCGCTCTAGCCAATTCTCGTTATGGCACCACTCGAACGTGTGCCCGATGCCCCGCTGATATATCTCGAGAAAGAAGGGATTGAGCGTGGCGTCGGGAGCGAGCGCCTGCAGCGCCTCGACGATCTCTACCGTGTACGGCTGAATCTTATAGACCTTGAAGCTCTGGTGGTAGAACCGATACACGTGATCTTCGTAGATCCACCCATCATCGATACGCCTATACAGCTCCTCCAGCTGCGGGAGATGATCCCGCAGGCGAAAGAACAGGATGGATTGGGTCGTCGGATTATGAGTAGCGGCTTCTGGCTGGTCCATAGTCATCCGAATGAGCCTTCACTACGTCAGAGCCCAGTGCGGGGCACGATCCCGCATCACCGGGGTACAAATCCGGTGCACTGCCTATTGTGCTAACTGGGCAAACTTCTTCACTCCCCAGAGTCACAGACTCGGCACCACAAGCCGCATACCCGTCCCATCACTCTATTGTAGAGAGCGTGCTTTGCCGGGTCCAACTCGTTGTCTGTGATGGCTGACTCCAGAAGTGTTGTCAGCTGCTTCCTGACCCGGTCTAGGCTTGTGTGCTCGGTATCGACAAACACGCCTTGAGGCGTCTGCACGATCGTGAACTCCCCCCATCCGACTCCGCTCTCAGAGTGCTGCAACACTACGGCAAGCCGTTCGGGCTCGACCTGCCCCCTATATTGCCCGGCCTTGGGGACACCCTCTTTGTAATACGCATGTTGCAGCCGCGCTCGTGTTGGCAAACCATCCAAGAGTTCTCGAAAGCTTGTCCTCATATCGGCAATCCCTATTTCGTGGTCGTTCACTCTTCCGGGAAACAGACACGACATCGCGGGCCGCATCCGCGCCCCATGACCTCGTTGTAGAGAGCGTGTTTCTCGGGGTCTTGATCATTGTCCGTGATGGCTAAGTCTACTAGCGCCGCCAGGTATTTCTTGACCCGCTCTGAGCTCATACACTCCGTGTTGAGAAACACGCCTTGAGCGGTTTGCTTGATCGTGATCTCGCCGAAACCGAAGCCACTCTCGCTGAACTGGAGCCCGACCACAACCATCTCCGGCGGAGTGTCCCACTCTCGCCCCCCGTCCTTGGGTACGCCCGCCTTGCTATCGGCGTAGCACAACGACACATGGGTTGGCAGACCCTTCAGAACCTCTATAAAATCAGGCATGGTCGCTCCGTCGGGTAACGATCCCGCAGCCTTGCCACCTTATGAGAGTGGGGCACCCACCATGGGCGCGGAGCGATGGTAGCGACGAGAGGATTTGAACCTCCACTAAACACGGCCTAAACGTGTCGCCTCTGCCGTTGGGCTACGTCGCCAAACAATCACAATCACTTCTTAGAGGCCGCCCGTGGAGTCGAACCACTGACTTGTAAGAGCGATGCGGTGTCCCCTCGCGGGAACGAGTTCATCACTCTGGGAGCTTGCGCTCCAGCTCCGTAGGCTGGCGGGGAACCGATCCCCTGTAGGCGGCCAAGACTTCGTTCTCGCTCGAGTGCCGGACCTGGTTAGCTTGTATGCCTGGTTAATAGCCGGGTGCGAGTACCATCTCGCGTTCATAGGGCTTGCGCCTTATGTCAGGATTCGAACCTGTGCGTGTAAGGTCATGCTAGTGAACGAGAACTGGTGGGGCCTGAAAGAGTCGAACTTTCAAGGTCTTGTGGGCACTCGAGAGGGATCCTTGCAGACCCGAGGTACTAGTGCCGTGTCAGTAGGCGGCCACCCGCCAAAAGCCCCATGTGACCGTCTTTCCGGCCTGTCACTCAACTCGCTCGATGTCACTCTAGATAGAGGGTGACACAAGCTAACTCCTTGCGTGCTTGCTACACAGCCGGTGCCGAACAGGACAACCGACAGCGCAATCAATGCGTTCATCTCTATAACTCCGTCGCGCCACAGTGCCATCCCTTCATACACCGAAAGATCACAAAACCGCGCGACGCACCAAAAAAGTCACTTCATCTGAGCAGCCGCGGCTTGCAGAACCGCACGCGTGTCATCTGAAATTCCCGTCAGTTTCTGCACCATCCACTCAAGAATGACTTTGCCCTTCTGCATGCGCGTGAGGACCTTGGAGCCACCTTGATAGAAGTACTCGCCAAAAACCGCGTTCAGCAGGCGTTTGCCGCCAAGTCTCACGGAGATCAACGCCACAGTATCGTGCTCACCCAACACAACAGGCTTGCCATTGAGAACGAGTGTGACCTGATACCCATCCTTGTTATACGCGCCAGCCTTGGGGTCATTGTAATGACCGGGCTCCGGCCCAAAAGTCGCCACATGCAGCTTGAGCTCGACAACCTGCTTGCGGCCCGCCACTGCTGGCGCGTCACCGGCAACTTGGCCGGACTCTACTAGCCAGTGCTTGAGAGAGATCTCTGGGCTGGCCGGCAGTTTCTCGGAGAGGCTCCAGCCTCTCGCATCCCGTACCTTGGAGTTGAAGCGCCCGTTGTACTCGAAGTCGCCGGTCGGTAGCCCGAACGCCGTCGAGATCTGGCGATGCAGCCACGCCGGGTTACTCTGCTCGTCCTTCTTGATCGGCAGCTTGTGTGTCTGCATATCCCAGACATCACGCCGCCCACCGCCGCCAACGTAGTAGTCACTTCTTGAGACATGGACAGCAACCACAAACACATGCTGGTCAGCCGTTCGCCCATAGTACGCATACGCGTGTCGCGAGAACGATGACTCGTCACCCGAGTAGCCCCCCTTATCCCGCTGTGTCGCGGTCGTGAACTGCCACTCCACCCCACCCGGGATACCAGCGCCAGCTCGGGCCTGCTCCCAAGTGACCACCACATCCTTCGGCGGCGTCCACTGCTGCCGTGGTGGCGCATCATCAGCCCACGAAGGTTCTGTCTGCGGGACTGGCTGTGATGACCCCGGATCCTCACGGTACAGAGGCTGAGGCTTTTTCGGAAAGAGCAGATCGTACGCCCGATTGACCTCTTGCATCGCGAAGGTAGAACCGCCGCTATCGGGGTGCACATCGCGTAGCTTCGACCGAACCGCTTTCTTAGCGTCTGCCTCGGTCGGAGCGTCGTGAGGCCCGAAACCAAGCAAAGCCAGAGCTTCCTGCCTGGTCATCGTGATTCGAGCTTCGCGAAAATCGTACGTCATACGTTGGAGCCTCAGAAGCGCAGTAGGCGGCCAAAGAAGGGGTGGCGCGCCCGACTCCCCAGGTTGAGCTCTAGCGCTACACCGGAGCGCGCAGAGCTCGACCTGTTCAGGTCGATCCAACAATAGAAAAGCGGTGGAGGGCCGCAGCCTGTTGCGTAATTTGGAAGCGCCGCAGCGAAGCAGGACTAGGTCAAGTCAACGCGTCGATTGAAAGGCTGCGATCGCCAAGCCCCAAAGAGCCCAAACTCTCGCGCCTGGCGGACGGCTGGGACGAGATGCAACCAAGCTTCGTAGGGCATGGATCCCCGCATATAGTTACATCTCAAGCAGGCGGGCAGGACGTTGGCTCGAGTATGCGCCAGCGAGTTGTCGATACGGTCAAGAGTGATCCGCATCTCGGTCTCACCACAATAGCAGCACCCCTGCCTAATCAACGCGGCCACAAAATCGCGATTCAGATCGTTACCCGGCCTACCGCGCTTCTTGTCAGAACTTCTAGAATCCGTAACCAGAACCACAACAGGATGGTTAGCTCTGTACCGAGCATCTTTTTTGCTTCGCGCCTCCGGATGGAGAGCCCTTTTGCGCTGCGTACGGCAATTGCTACACGTCCTCCGTCGGTACCCAGAGGACGAAAGGTCAAAGCCGGACAACGGCTTCTCAACCTGACAAACTCTACAGACCCTTGTCATCGTTAGTGGGGGATGAAGGAGTCGAACCTTCTATGCTTGAAAGCACCCGAAAGGGTTCCCGACGACTGCCGAAAACGAGTGTGCGGTGCTGGTCGATGCTTTCGATTTACCGTCGAAGTGGGGCCAACCCCCAACCCCCCAATGGACCGAGTCCCTGACTGCCGCGCCGTCGTTCGACCCAGGTACTCGGCGGAGCTGGGCAACTCTTTGGCGACGTGGCAGCACCTCAGCGAGCTACACCACTAGGGTGCCGCAGTGCGGGTAGAGGGAATTGAACCCTCACCTCATGCTTGGCAAGCATGCGTTCGACCGTTGAACTATACCCGCGAAACTACTGCCACTACTCAAAAGGAGTAGTCGAATAACGCTGATGACGCCGTCTTCTCCTCACCGGCCTCACTCAACACCTTGTTGAGATGCGCTGCCAGATACTCCGCAATCTTGGCGGGCGTGCCTGACTTGGCGCGGAGCAATGTCTTGGCGCGGTCACCGCCGAAGAAGTTCGTGAACTGCTCGACCTTGACCTTGACCACCGCCTGGTCGCGATCCTTCCGATCAAACCCAGCAATGGTGAACTGCAGGCGGCCCTTATCTTTGATGAAGAGTTTGCAGTACAGCGCCCCACTTCCACCGAGCTGGTGCTCCGACCGGTCGATCGTAAACTCTGCGTCACCCTTGACCTTGACCTTCGATTCGAGCCAATCGGCGAACTTGTTGAAGCTCATCGCGCCGGGAGTCTTCTTGACCTCTTCAGCCTTCGCCGCCGCGGCCTCCTCCTGCTCGACCTTCATCTTTGCTTTCATCTCTTCGGGATCGACAACCGTCGGAGCGACCTTGCCATCGATCAGGTCCTGCACAAGCGGCGCGGCCTTCAGCCCAACTTCCTTGCCGATCGCCGACCAAGTTTCCAATTCCTTGCGCGCCTCGCCGAGCTCGTGCATCGACGCTGGCTTCGGCTCCCCGTTGATGACCCAAGTCGCCCCCTTCAGTTGGGCTACCAGGTGCTTGGTCTGCGCAAATACCAGCGCCTTGATCCCATCAAAGTCAGCCTTCGGAAACTCTTTCATGAACTCCGAGACAGCAGAGGCATTCGAGTACCCGGTAAGACCAGCCCACTGAACGTGGTCTTGTGCATCCAGATACAGACACCCTGCCACACCCGCATACGTACTGGCCTTGGGTTTGTTCCAGCTCAACGCGGCATCCTTCTCAGGCTCACCACCCGGATACCACGCCTTCGAAGTCTGCTCGACAAGGCGAAAGCCCTGCCTCGCCTTGAACTCTAGCCATACACGCTTGCGGCACCTGGCTTTGAAGCCACTAGGATAGTCGTCGATCACATAAGCGTTCTGAGGGCTATCGTGTCCGTACAGAGGTTTCTTGCTGCTGGCGGTGCGCACTCGAAAGTCGTAGGTCATGTCTAGAACGTGACATAAGAAGCCTATGGCAGTTAGTGGGCAACGTCCCAATCTATGAAGATCTATTGCAGACTATTTGCCAGACTATTTTGCACCTACATCTCGAGTGAAAAGCGCTAGGTTTTCCCACCGCGTCCCCTAGCGGACGCCCATTCGCCAAGCCCCCGGCTCGGCTGGTGGTCATTGCGCTCTGTGCGCTGCTTCTGGCGCGGGCAGGGAGGCACCCTACGCGCCGTAATCCTCTGGTGAGCCCGCTCATAAGAAGGGCTCTCATGACTCATTTCGTTTGCTCTAGTTGCGGCGCCGGCGTCCATCACGATGAACACCCGGAAGGCCGGCCTGTCCTTGCCTGCGATTGCGACCCCAACGAAGCCAAGCCGATCGAGGTTCCCTACTATTCTGAAGCCGAAGAGTGGGATGACTGGATTCGAAGGCGTTGACTCCCGGCACAGCTGGCGCACACGACCCGACTCGAACGGGCATTATCCTGGGTGAAAACCAAGGGTCCTACCATTAGACGACGTGTGCAGAGGTCCGTGACGGCGGCATAGAACGCAAGCCTCGCAGCCGGGCGCAAACCTCGTTGATCAAGCGAGCGCCGCCACTACGACTTAGAAGGTCGCCGCGTATTCTTAAAGCCTGTGTCACGAACCGGCACCCCCACGGGGCGACGATCCCCGTTCACGTCACTGAGAATGACGTATCCTAACCAACGTAGACGATGGGGGCATGTAACCTGCAACCTACATCATGCAGGCGCTTGAACATTCACCGGCGCCCGATTGTATTCGCAGGGTCACGCAAACCGAACAGGAGTCGCCATGAAGCCACGCATGACTGCCCTCACTTGCACCTTGCTTGTACGAACCTTCGCCTCTTTAGAAGCCGGAGCCAAAGAGGTAACCGAGGCACTTGGCTGGGTGAACTATTTTCTCGCCACTTGGATCAGCCTCGACCATTCGAGCTCGGTCGGACGTAAACGTGCGGTCAAACTGCCGCCAGCTTCGAACTAGGCGTGTGGTGGGTTGTCCAGGAGTCGAACCCGGTTCTACCGCTCTTCAGGCGGTCGCTGAATAACCGTACTAGCTCACAACCCATAGAGCCCGTGATGGGGATCGAACCCACCGAAGTCCGCGGTACGAGTGCGGTGCCTCACCATTGAGGCGACACGGGCAGAATCATAAGGCGATCACGCTCAAGTCACGGGGCTCTCTATCGGAGCGATTGCGAAGCGGATACGGCGGACCTGAGCCGTATTCGCCGTTCCCACTCTGCGCAGCTGCAGCACAAGCGAAGGTGCGTCGAGTGCGTTAGCCGCCAAGATAACAGACCCAGAAAAAGAAGTGTAGAAAGTCAGGTTGTTGGAGCTTTCAGCCCGCTCCACCCCCGCCCACAAGATTCTAGCCGAGACCCCTGATGTTGAATCCGCGGTCACGACGGCTAGCTCGCTGTAAAAGGAGACCAGATAGTTTCCGCCTGCCAGAAGCCCTGACTGCAGCGTAGCCTTGGTAACGTAAGTCGTGCCCGGCTCCGTTTGAACGCCCTCCGAAAACAACGTCTGAGCTCCACGCACGTACCCGACACCAGTGTGAGTATTACAGACATTGTCGATGGCGGTCAGATCTGCAGCGCTCGGGGTAACGTTGAACTGAAGGACGAGGGTCCCAGTCGCCACAGTGGAAAAAGTGCTCACGCACTTGGCACTGGTAATGGCCGCACCGATCTGCGCCTCAAGAACCTCGATGTTTGGCCAAGAGGTAGTGAGGGCCGGGAAGCCCCCGGGCACATTCTTAGTGATTTGGTAAGCCATCGGTCGTCCTTTGGACCTTGGTACACCGAGAACTCCCGCCGTCCCATGCCGGCCGCGGCGGAAACCAAAATATGCGGTTGCCTACTGATTTGTTCGGGCCGCACCCGGCACTCTCGGGCCTATCTCTCACGTAGGTGGTTCTCGGCACGCCGCCAGCGAATCGAACGCTGTCCTGCAGATTTGGAATCTGCTTGGCTACCTTAGCCCGCGACGTAAAACCCACGGGCACCGCTGGAACGTCCAGAGGACGACTTACCCAGAGTAACCGCAACGTTCTTAGAACGACTTACGCGGCTTTGGTGCTGGACGTGGTTGGTCGAGCTGGCGGGAATTGAACCCGCTGCCTCCTGTTCCCGAAACAGGCGTCATACCGATTGACTACAGCTCGTTGGTCTAGATGGAGGGATTCGAACCCACGGCCTCACCGCCCCAAACGGTGCGCACTACCAGGCTGTGCTACATCTAGATACTCGTCACAACATTCTCGGTCGGCCGTAGAGGAGTTGAACCTCTTTCTCCACGTTATCAGCGTGGCAAACTAAACCCTAGTTATAACGGCCGTGGCTAAAGCCGCCTCTCGCGAGACGGCCTCGTTGCTCCTTCCGCACATGGCGGATGAGCTCAGTTCGGGAGATCTTCCTCTGAGTTGACCAACGCCACCACGAGCTCGGTACCATTCGGCCCGATGCCTTCGGCGTTGAGGTAGACCTCATCAAGCGACGCCGAGTACCTCTGCCTCTTGATACCGATGGTCACGGGCCGGTCAGGGTCCGTGCATTGACTCAAGATGCGGATGAGCTCGCCGACGGTCATACGAAAAAATAGAGAGCGCTCGAGGAATCAGGCAGGATAACCTCTTTCGAGGGCGACTGGGATCGAACCAGCAACATTCTGTGTACAAGACAGATGCTCTACCAAATGAGCTACGCGTGTATGCCTGATGAAGTGAACGCTCTCGGATGCGAACCCCTGGAGTCGAACCAGGTTTCTCCGGCTTATGAGGCCGGCGGATTGCCGTCTTCCCCGGCCGCCATGTAGAGAACTTACACCAAAAGAAAGTGAGAGCGAGGATTGGCTCCAGGTGAAGGAATCGAACCTCCATCGAGGCATTGCTGCCATACACGGCTTAACAGGCCGTCGCACTACCGTTGTGCTAACCTGGAAAAACCGGGACTCTCCCCGGTAGGTCACGCCTGATTCGGTCGACCGGCCTCTGGCCTCTGGCCAGTGGCAGTGGCGTTCCTTCGTGCGGCGCTACACCGCGGCGCCTACCTGCGAGCGCCGATAATCTCAAGAACCATTTCGGCAACCATGTCGACAGTGATGAGGCCGATCTTGGCCGCGTGCGACCGCTGAACCTTCCGCTTGTACATGGAATCGAAGTCCAGATGGACCGTCGCCTCGAAGTTCGCCGACGCCAACGTGAGGGACACCGAGCCACTCAAGTCGAAGTCGCTGATGTCCGTGCCCTCGACGATGAGGAAACTCATCGAGATGCCATCGCGGACCCTACATGTACAGTACTTCTGCTTGGCATTCACAATCCTGCCAACTTCCCCGAGGAACTCCGCTTCAGCGCGCTTCAGGTAGTCGTTGAAGGACTTGCTAGTGTCGGTGCGGGGATCGGAGGACTCGGTTGCTGACTTGGACATGTTCTTTACCTTCCGGTCTAGGAACAATCCACAGGGGCCATTCTTCAAGCTCAAGATGCGTTTTCCAGAACGCACCCTTGCCCACACTGACCCCTCCATCGAACTACCCCGGCGCGGGACCCTGAGTGGACCCCATAAATCTCTGATTTGAGGCCTTATGCATGCGTACCATAGGTCTCGCTCTACTATTCGCCCTCATCGCGCCCTTCTCAGCTAACGCACAGGAAAACACCCCTGCTGCGACGGGAGGATCGACCGAGGTAACATCAACCCCAAGCCACCATTCCGACACAGAGCACAAATTCGGGTTCGGGCTTCGCTTGAAAGCTGCTGTCGGTGTCCACGCTCGCGACATAGTCGACGGGCGGAGACTTCTTGACTCCGGAGACGTCGGAATAATGATTGAGCCGCTCCACTTTTACCGCGCTAACCTGAACGCGTTCGCAAGCTTTCGCTCCGTTGGAATAGGTCTCGGCCACGATGTCACTCCGCACTTCGGCCTAGCAATCCTGGCCAACACGCCCTGGGAACAATGGCGACCCACGCCATTCCTAAGTGCGTACTTCGTATTTTGAGAGGGGCGTACTCTGACGAGGGCTGGCGTCCCCGGAAGGATTTGAACCTTCACGCCAGCCTTCGTGGCGCCTTTCCATCCCCGGTAGGTCACGCCTGATTCGGTCGACCGGCCGATGGCCAGTGGCAGTTGCGTTCCTTTGTGCGGCTCTACACCGCGGCGACGAAAGGTTGTGCCGCCAAGAGCTTGCGCGCGGACACATTCTGGCGGTAACTTGAGAGCTTGCGCGCAGGGCCAGTTCGGCGGTAACGTTCAGGGCATTGCGCTTGGAGGAGCGTAACCATGCCAGAAAACAGCCTGCAGGATTTAAGGGACGACTGGGCCGTCGGCGACGATGTCCTGGTTGAATATCCAGGTTATGGCGGCGTAACGAGCTCGGTGAAAGCTGGCCGCATAGTGGACAAGGAGTCGGCGTTCGCGACAGTCCGGGTCGAAAATGGCGGGAATCAGAAGATCCCCTACAAACGCCTGAGACCAGTCGCCAGGCCAACCCGCCGTGTCCCGAACCCACAAGCGGCGCAACAATCGTTGCCCTTGCCGCCGTCGGTGCCGGGGCTGAGAGCAGTCCCACCAGCGCTTGCAGGTCTCGCTGAGGCACTCACGCCCGCATCAGCCGTGGTGACAGCCGAGCCCACTCTCGCTCCCAGTCCCGCGCCTGTAGAAGAACAGAAACTCGTCAGGCTCGCCCCACGGTCCGCAGCACCGCGAGTCATACCGGCGCAGCCAGAGCTCGAAGCGACGCCAGAGCTCGAAGCGACGCCAGTGCCCGTGCCGACACCGGTAGCGGCACCGAGGAAGCGCAAAACTGACAACATCGCTGCCTGGCTTGAGAACGGCGAAACAATCCTTGATCAGCTAGCCGCCAAGGAAAAAGATCTCAAAGCAGAGACCAAGGAGCTGGAGGAACTCCGGAGAGAGGTCGAAGAGGAAGCCGCCGCGAAGCTGGCCGCCCTAGTGAAAATCCAGGCGGACATCGAGTCTTTCCGGAAGCTCAGGAAGTTCATCGCTACAGTTCGCCCGAACATCCCCCTCGTTCAGGCCGAGCAGCACGCCTAGGATTCAGTGCCTTGGCGTCCCCGGAAGGACTCGAACCTTCATAGCAGCCTCCGTAGGACTGCGCCTTTCCTTTAGACGACGGGGACAACGGGGATAAGGGTGCCCACATCTGGCCCTTATCCCCACTGAGTGTTCAGAGACGGTGGAGTCACGGGGACACGATCCCCGATTTCCTGGGTGCAAACCAGGTGTCTTCCCAATTGGACGATGACCCCGAGCATTGATCTGGTGGAGAGCACGGGAATCGAACCCGCCAACCGCTGAATGCGAAACAGCGCCGGCCCCTTGCCTGTCACCCCCCGTCGACGCCGCTGCGAGTACGGTCGCGGCTACCGGCTAGATTCTCGACACTCGCTGTGATCTAACAGACCCTCTGTCAGATTGGCTCTGCAGCCGTCTAGGCGCCCCCGACAGGAGTCGAACCTGCCTCAGCTGATCGACAATCAGCCCGCCTCACCCGATGCGTACGAGGGCACAACACGTTGCGATAGCTCCGCAATGGAGCTACATGTCTTTCGCGGGGGCCTCGGGCCTTAGGAGCCCAAGACCCCCGCTAAGACGGATGACACACGTCACACTCATCGCCCAGGGATCCGCCCGGTACGACCCCAATGACGTGGTCATCTCGAATTCCTATATTCAGTTGTCAACGAACGAAGACGCCACAATCGCTTATCCAGGCTGATCCCGGTATTCGGGGCCTTTCGCGTCTTCACAGTGCCGCACCAGGGAGTCGAACCCTGTGGAGCCATCTTAAGAGGATGGTGCTCGACCGTTGAGCGTGCGCGGCGTTGTAGGGTCGGAGGGGATCGAACCCTCGATCGTCCGATTAAAAGTCGGCTGCTTTGTCCACTTAGCTACGACCCCAAAATAGGCGGCGTCGCAGCGTTCGTTTGAGTCGTCTCATGGATACCTATTTTCTCTCTAGTGGTGGGGGGCGGAATTTGCACCGCCACAGGATTAACGGCTGATTTACAGTCAGTTGGGCTCACTCGTGCCCAGCCCCACCAGAATCATCTGGGTAGCGGCTGAGCGTCGATAGCGTTCGTGTAGCGGTTCGTGTCGCGTGATCATGATTCGAGCCCTAGAAACGAAAAGAGCCGCCTGGTTTCCCGGGCGGCTCTCGATTCAATCCTACTTTCGTGGATTGGTTAGTCGAGTACCGCCCTATGATCTGCCTCGGGTCGCGGATTGCGGGTGCTAAACACCGAGGCTTGGTGGGACGTAATGTTCTTACCGCCGAGATAGCTCGCCGACAGACCTTCAGAGCCCAAGCTCAGGACGCACCACATCCCCGCGGTTTTCACCGACTGGGATAAGGGTCTTGATGTGAGCTGAGTCGTCATGTCCGTGTTCTCTTGAACCAAGGGCGGGCGCCGAGCCCACCAGCTACTGGTTCGTGGGTTGTTACACCTGCGAGCCTAGCACGCAAGCGGTTTCATAAAGAAAAGTGCAAAGGTTTCTTGAGAAAGTTGCAAGTTGTTGAAAGGACGGCTGGAATCACGGGCCAAGGGTAAAGATTAAGGGGTGTAGGCTCCGAGCTCCTACCGAAACTGCGTGGGAGGCGGTTTGATCGCCTGGCCCTCTTCGGGCAACGGCTGCGGCTTCCATTCTGCGATGAGCTTGCGGAGTACCTGCAGGTCTTTCACAAGCCGCTGTAGGATGTGCTTCGTGTCGTCAATCCGGCCCTTGAGTAAGCGGTCCCAAGCCGGCTCTCCTGGCTTGACCATTTTTACATTGCCGGACAACTCATAGGCCAGCTGGTCGACCTCTCCATTCTCGAGGCGTCGAAGGAAGTCCTTGTGGTGAGCTTCACTCTTGTCGAGCACGCCCACTAGATGCTCAGTGCCTTCGCATGAGAGCTCGAAAGGCTGGTAGCCAACCCCGTAGCAACTACCCTGAATCTGCCCCCAACCGGGCCGCTGGTAGCCGTGGAGCACGACAGTGGGCGGCGCACTACTGCGGGCCTTCAGCTTGATGTTGCGAAAACAGCACGAGCACGTCCCGCTGGCGCTACGCGTCTTGGGCTTCTTCTTCTCTCGCTCGGCCTCGTGCGTTTCCAAGCCAAGGTAGTTAGAGGCCTGCTCTTTCAGCTTGGTCTTCTTGTCGAGCCAAGCGGCGAGTGCGTAAGGCGTCATCTTTTTGTAGTCGCCACGCTCCACCTGATTTAGATCGGCGCCCAGCTCGAAGACTTGTCCCTCCGGTGACGTAATAAGGAACCCGTCGGTCCCGACGAACTCGTGATAGGTGACATACCAAGATCCCGGCTGTCCCTCCTTCACATCCGAGAGGTCCATCACGTACTTTTGCCCGAACTTCGGAGCAGAGGGCTTGCTCGAAACCTCGAGGTGCTTCAGCTGCGCGTGCCGCGCCTGAATCTGCTCAAGGCCATACTCGAAGTGGTGTTGGGGCCGGTTATCCGCCGTCTCATAGCCCCGGGTGGTAACGAAGGCGACGGTCTTTTCCACCTTCCAGCCCCCGCCCAACCGAGCCAGCACCTCCAACCACTGCTTGATCGTCAAGCTCGTGGTCGCGCCCTTGCGTATCTTGATGAGCAGCTCCCGGAACTTCTCTTCGGACATTGCCGCTGCGGCATAGCGCCGCGCAACACGATTTGCAATTCGCTCTCTAATCATGAAGGGGTCACATGGGTTGGTCGCCAACCTGAAAGTTCAGGAGTGTTCCGTTAAAATCGGCCAGGAGGGTGCCGTAGCCGACGCGGACGTATCTCATATAGTCCGTTGCCCAAGGGTCGTTCGGGATATCACCCATGCCGCCAGGAACAGGGGCACCGTTCAGAAGCGTGAAGTCCACGTACTGGCCACTAGGGAGCGGGTTTATCGAATTCCACGAAACGCGGACCTGGACTGTGGCCCCAGCGGGGAGCGCCGGACCGCCAGGCGTCGACGCTGTAATGATAGCGGCACCTTGAAAGGCAATCGTTAGCACCGGCCGATTCTGCGTATCGAGCGAAAGCTGGACCGTATCCCGAGGGGGACTGGTCAACTCGGAAGTGAGTTTGATGAGCGCACGGGCCGCGCCGGGCGGCCCTGTGACAACCTCCGCGGTCAGCGATCCACAGGTTCCAATGTGCTCTACCTCGAACTGTCCAAGGCCACGGGTCTGAAGCAATTGACCAGGGACTGGCCGATACACGTAGCCGTTGAATGCGTCGGTCCCATTCACACGGGTCAGGATCTGGTTGCTGGTCTGCACCATTCCGGTGGAACTAGGGATGAAGAGGTCCGGCATACCCAAGCAATCCCATAAAAGTTCTTTTGTCACGCTATGGCATGACCTCTATCCCCGAGGGGGTGCGCGAGACTCTCCGCACCGCCAGCACGGCGCTGCCGACCCAGAGTTTCACCTGTGCCTTTTACCCAGACCACTGGAACGCATTCGTCGAGCTCTGGGCGCCCAAAATTCACGCGTTCGTTGAAGACGCCCTGGGTCCGTACGGAACCCAGCCCAAGAGCAAGATCCTACCCCTGTCGGACGGCTTTCACATGGCCTGCGCAAACGCGAGCTTCGATCTCGTGTCAGGCCAGATCTGCTTAGGCTCTCATCTCTTTGACCAGCCTGGGGCCACGCTCGAGAAGCTCACGCACGAGATGATCCACGGCTCGCTGGCCGACTTCCCCGAGGGTGACCCGTTCTACGAAGAAGCCGTCGCTGATTACGGGACGTGGGTACTGGCACACGCGCCTCTGTGGGAGCCGTATCGCCAAGAAATGATCCAGGCTGCGGCGGACAACATCCGCAATCGCCGTGAGCGAGCTCTGAGAACCGGCAGCGACTACGACCGCAAGAGATGGGCCGGAGGCGTCTACATGATGCACGCGTACGGCCCGTACGTGATCGCCACATTCCGGCAGCGGAAGGCTGAAGGCAACCTCACCTGGTGATCACAGACCGTGTCTCTGATCAAGAGCATTCAACGGGTGCTCACGCCAGATCTTCTCCTACCTCAGTGGCGCGGCAACCCTCACCCATTGGCGGGGCACTGCTACGCAGCCGCCGAATCTCTATTTCACATGATCGGCGGGAGTGTGGCGGGGGCCAAACCCTACTCGGCCCCCTGCCCCGGCGGCGTGCATTGGTGGATACAGCAAGGCGGAACCCGGCTCGATCCCACGGGCGCGCAGTTCGATAGCGAGACGCGAAAAGAGATCTACGCCCAAGGTCGAGGCAGAGGGTTCTTAACCAAGCAGCCCAGCAAGCGAGCTCAAGAGATCATCCGGCGCGTCGAGAATCAGTGATGCAGCAGCATCGCCAGCGCCACTCCAGCACCAAAGGACAGCGCGAGCATGAATAGCAATATCGGCAGGGCGATCCAATCAGCACGAGGCGTGCGGACCAAAGGACCCTTGGTCTCTACAGGTTCAATCTCTGGGTCCATGCCGGTACCATTGCCATCGTAAGAAAAGGTCGAGATCATCGTCCGACACAGCTTCTTCTTTTGAAGGGACCGCCTCGCTTACAGCTGGAGGTGCCTCCGATCCCCACGTGTCCCAGCCGGGCCACGCCTCCCTCGCGAAGAGCTCGATGCGGGGCCTGTCGCCCAGGAGCTCGACGATCAAGTCGCGGAAGATGGCGGGCTTGCGCGAGTGCACCTGCTGCTTGGGCGCCAGCACGTAATCGACCGGCCACTCTGGCGGCAGCACCTCATAACCATCGTGGTCGAGCTCAAACACATGCTGGACCTGGCTCTCACTGAGCAGCGGGAACACACGCTCATTCGGATGCGTCGAGAAGACCAGCAGCAGCTCATCGAGCGGCTTTACGAATCGGGGCCGTGGGCCGCTTGCCCTGATGGGCGTGCCGTCCTTCGTGGTCTTAACCCAGATGTACGCGATGCCCTGGTAGTGCAGACCGTGCCGCTCACGCCATTGCTCGCCGCAACGCATCGCAAGGGCGAGCTTTGGACCCGTGACCCACGAAAAGACAGCGCAGCGTTTGGCCATGAACCGAGACCAATCGAACGCTGCGATCTCGAGCTCCGGCATTTGCTCGTACGTGAGCTTGGCAGTGCCGAATGACGTGTACGGCCACGGGAAGTCCGCGTAGATGATCTCGTACGGGCCGCTCTTTTCTGCGGCTGCGGCTGACATGTCACCGGCTACACCAAGGGGTTGGCGCGCCGTTCGACGGAACCACCCATTTGTGCTATCCTTACCTGTAATGGCTAGCGCACTCCCAACCCCCAAGCTGACTCCGGCAGAGTTCATCGAATGGGAGAAGACGCAGCTAGACAGGCATGAGTTTGTTGGCGGTGAAGTCTTCGCAATGGCCGGTGCTTCCCCGCGCCACAACAAACTCGCCTCTAACCTGCACTCTGTTCTAGGGCGTCTTCTCCGGGGCACGCCGTGCGATGCGTTAGAATCGAATCAACGGGTCTGCGTAGAGACTGAGTCAGGTTACGTCTACCCAGACATGAGCATCGTGTGCGGAGAGCCTAATTTTGACGAGGTCGGCCAGGCCCTCTTGAACCCGACGGTGCTTGTGGAAATCCTGTCCAAGGGCACCGAGGCTTTTGACCGAGGCGACAAGTTCCGCCTCTACCGGGCTCGCCCGTCCCTTCTTGACTACCTTCTGGTGTCGCAGCGTGCGGCGCTGATCGAGCATTTTCAGCGCCGCGATTCCACCTGGGTGCTTGTTGAAGCTGGCGCTGAAGCCAAGGTTACTCTGGCAAACGGGACCAGTTTCTCAGTCGACGAAGTCTATGAAGGCGCGTGGCGCTTCCCGGGCGACGACTGAAAAGGAGCCGGGTCATAGCCCCGCGAGCTCGTCAAAGAGGTCGGGCTCACGAGTCGTGCGAAGCACCGCAACCTGATGCGACTCCGGGTCGCGCTCGATGCCAATGAACCGGCAGCCCTCCTCGAGCGCCGCCAAGCATGTGGTGCCGCTTCCGCAATACGGGTCCAGGACCGTGCCGCCCTTGGGCGTGACGAGCCTGACCAGCCAACGCATCACAGCGAGCGGCTTCACCGTCGGGTGCTTGTTGGTCCCCTTCGGCAGCCCGCGATCGCGCTCGGCCTTGCTGACCTTGCCCGAGTAGAAGAATGGTGCGTCGGGCTCGAACTGGCCAAAGAAGCGGGACGCGCCCCCAGAGTCAGGGAAACCATTCCGCGGCGTCACTTGAGGCTTCCATGAATCGTCGTTCATCCGACCAAGTGCAGACGCTCGCATGTCATGTCGGACTCCCGATGTAGTGTGCCCACTCTGCTCATCCAGGGTCTTTACGGGGCAACCGTCAGCGCACTCATAGAAGGGTACTTCAGCGGCGTCGGATTCAAACTGGCTGAAGAAGCGGGAGGCCCCTCCAGCATCCGAGTAGCCTTGCGACGTCCGCGCGTATTCTCGGCCCTTGGCTACGTTTGTCTCGCACGCCGAGTTGTTTCGAATCCCCGGAGCCCCACCCGCCGGCCCGCTCTGCCCATCGAGCGCCTTGACCGGACACCCAACCTCGCATTCATAGACAGGCACCTCCTCCATGCCGTCCGCGTCGCCCGTCTGCTCCGACGTGTAGGCGTGGCCGGCACCCTCACCGAAGGGCTTCATCCCGTCGTCGAAACGGTTGATGACGGGCGCGGGCAAACGCTTGGTCCCGGTGATTTTGCAATCGGCCGCGTGGGTAAGCAGGAGGTTGGCGGGCCATCGACCGTGATTGTGAACCACGGTTTCAGTCCCTTGAGTCATGCCGCCAGTCTGCTTCGACCCCGGCCCACTAGTGCGCTCCGCTCTAGGTTTTGAGCTATTGGTGCGGGTCTGGACACCAACGCGACAAGCATCGATGTTCATCGCCCCGGTGTCAGTCGCGAGCACTTGCTTGGCGACCGTCGACTCAGCGAGCGGCTTACGAAAAATCAGCGCCGGCTCCCAACTAGGCTTGAGCGCCGTGGCCCAGCCCTCCCAAGAGGAAGCTTCCTCAGCACTGAGCCCAGCCTTCTCAAGTGCTTTTTGAACAGATAGCGCTTTGGGAAAACCAGACCCGTTCAACCACTGAAAACACTGGACCCCGAACTGACTCGCGATCGTGTCGCGACACTCGAAACCCGCAGCGCGGATCCCGATCGAGATCAGATCGAAAGTACGCGTTCCGCCGAATGAGACCAGGTGCCCACCAGGCTTCAGAACACGGAGGCACTCACGCCAAACCGAGATCGGCGGGATGCTCCAATCACGACCCATGAAGTCGCCCGACGTATCGAGCTCGCCGCCCTGCAGGTACGCGATGATCTCGTCCGAGGTCGGCTCTCTCGTGCCTAGCCCATAGGGCGGGTCGGTCACGACCGAGTGCACCGACTCATCCGGCAACGTCTTAAGAACGTCCAGGCAGTCGCCAAGCAGGATCTGGTTCACCCGTGGGGCTACACCACTGCCACAAGGAAGCGGTGCGCGACGCGCTCAACCACGTTACCCCGGCGATGAGCGCCCGGCTTGGACAACACCGACCGGAACGATTCCATCTGGTCTCGCGTGATGTCGTAGTTCAGCACGTAGTGCGCGAACACTTCGGCGAAGGCTTCATCGATGTCGCTCTTCCCGTAGTCAGACACTGCCTCAACCGGCGCTGGGTTGTCGAAGTAACTTTGCTGCCAAGCCTTGGACTTGGGGTCAAGTTTAGCTTCCGCTTCCGCGTTGTGGACCTTGAGCGCGAGGTCAAGGGTCGCCATGGCATTATCGACCAACTGCTTGAGCAGAACTCTCGCGGTAGTGACCCACTGATCTCGTTGCGCGGGCCTCACCTTGGAGAGGTCGTCGGCATGCCACCTGACGCTGACCCCCTCGCTCCAGGTGGCTCTATTCAACTTCTCAACATCCGGGTTCTTGAAGGCGTCGCGCAAGCCGCGGACCCCAGACAGAGCGTCGGTTATGTCCGACGAAAGATCTCGAATCTGTTTCCTGTGCCCATCTTCCTCCTCGGGAGTCGAGACACCTGTCGCTACTGCAGAGACCAGCGCTAGGATAGCACGCTCTGCAGTCCGTATCAGGTACTTGGGCTTACTGAGATGGTTCTCGCTGTAGAGCGCGACATCCTTCGGAGCGTTGGCGGGCCGTGGAACAGTTCGAGCTTTCACCAACTCGGAGAACCGATGGCGCTGCTCGGGCCGCATCTGCTTGAACCAGTAGCGGTGACCAAGTTCGTGTACAACCAGCTCAACAATGAACGTGCTCGGCCGAGAGTAGATCCGGACCGTGTCCGGACCAATGAAGTAATGGCCTCCAACGCCGCCACCCGTGTTCTGGTTCGCACCGCCGCAATCATTGCACTTGATGAACGTGGTCCCGTACCACGCGCTCTCCAGACCTCGGATCTTGAGCCGTGCGTGTGCCTCCCTCAGGTAGCCAATATATTCGCGGACCTCTTTGTCGATGACGGTCGAGTCGTCCACCACGATCTTCATGCCGAGCAGGTCGAAGTTCCGATACGCGGTTGTCAGCCCTTGCCCGTAGTTCTCCTCGAAGATCTCGCGCGTCTTCTCGAACCACTCCAGCGGGCTCCAGTCGAGCTTGCTCTTCTTCGCAGCCTTGCCGGCCGCGGCATAGAAACCGACCCGCGTGAGAAACTCCCACTTGACGCGCCACTCACTGTCAGAGTCACCCATGATGGACGCGATCTCAACGGGCGTCGCCTTCTTGACGGTCTTCTGCGCAAGCTTATCAAGGACGCTCTGATCGACCGTCCACTCATACTTGATGAGGTCCGCAATGGTCGGGCAAGCCTTCTCCATTCTCGACGTGACCTCAGACCACCCAAACTGTTTCAAGGATCGGACAGGGTCCCGCTGCTCGTCAGAGCCGTAGTACTGCGACGACAGCTCACCCTGTCTTCTGTGCTTGGCCGCCACCGCCTCGAGATACTCTATGGCAAAGTCGACCGCTCGCTTGATCACGAGACGGGCCTGGTCGTTGCTAACCATGGCATCGAACTCGGACTGAAACTTCCTGAAGTACGAGACCAGCCGATCTTCGATGACCCACCCCCAAGCCCGAGCGCTCTCGTGATGTGGGGTCTTCAAGAGTGCCTTCAGCTCGGCCAGCTTGGTCGCAAACCATTTCTTGGGCACAACCTCATCGGCCGCCAAACGGAAGCGCTCTGCCACCCGGAGAGCAGGACTATCAGCGATGTAAATCAGGCTCGACGATGACTGCGCCATAGCTACTCCGCAGCATCCTCCAACTCCTCGACCATCGCCGGATACTCGCCCTTGATCGCTTGGAAGATGAGCTTCTTGTATCGGACCCAAGCCGTCGCCGTTAGCGGGCCGCCCGACGCATTCGTCGCATGGTCCAGCATCGACGGCTTCCCCCGTGCAGGGTTACCAAGGATCTCAACATCGCTAAAGCCTTCCATCAAGAGCCGAACGTACTGCTCGGCCGACGGGTGAATGCGACGGAGCTTCGCTTTCATCTCGGGAGAGTCTAGGACGGTTTCCTCGTCCCCTGGCTCCATGCCTTGGCTCGGAGATCGATCGAGGAACCCAGGCCCTTCATCTTCATCATCACGCCGCAGAGTCGACTCACCGAGCTCGAACCGCTTCCGCCGCAGAAGGTTGATCCCGTCGTTGTACAGACTGCGCATGACGTAGGCCTCAGCCTGCCGGAGCGAAGTGCCGGCTTTGATGTACTGGTCCGCCTTCCCCATGAACTTCACCAGGAACGCGCTCAGGATGTCCTCGACGATCTCTGGCTTGTGGTACTTGCGCATCAGCGACAAGAACGCCTTCTTGCCGAACTCGCGGCCGTAGGCCGCCGGCAAGCGGTTCACAGAATGCTGCGCGACCCACTCACTCGCGGGCTTCCCATTGATCGCCGGCATCCCCTCGACCCCGTTCTCAACGAACAGGCCGTACATGGCGACGCCGAAAGCGTCGGTTGTGCTACTGGCTAGTCGGCATACGACCTGTGCGAAGCGCTCCCATAAAGGGAGGGAGGCCCAAATCATGCGCCGGATCTGTGCGGCGGTCCTAATCAGCTGTGCGACGCGTTCCATTACCCCTGCAGGGGCACAAAAGCACTAACTCACCCCTCAGCGGCTTCATCGCTTTCGATCACGTCGTCAGCGGGCAAGCCCCCGCCCAGCTGGATGGATCTGATCACAGACTTGCGCACTCGTATTGGGAAGCCGGCCCCCCTGAGCGCCTGCGGTAGCGTCGCCCCCTCCTGAAGTTGGGCGAAGACCCGCTCTTCAGCAGTGCCGTCTGGTGGGACCCCAAACGCCACGAGGCACGATTGAAGGGTCTCAGCGAGCAGAGCTCGAGCCTCGCTCAAAGCGATCTTCACCTCGGGGGGCGCTTGCCTCACCTCCTCCAAGGTATCCTCCCAAGGTATCGCGTCCCCCTCCTGCCCGCGAAGCGCTTGGGGGCGCTCCTTGTGGCGTCGCTTGAGGGTGCGACAGAAATTCGCGTAGTGATTGAGGACTGCCGTGGTCAAGTAATTTTTGAACTGGCTCTGGGTCGCTCGCGGCTCAGGGATCTTTGCATTCCCCTCGGGGCGACTCATCCCATAGATGCCGCCATCTTTTACATCCAGCCCCCAGACCTTAAACGGGTACCGAAGCTTCCCCTTGATGATCTCTCCCCATGTGAGCGCGATCACATCTTCATAGGCAAAGCATGCGTCCTTGGCGGTGAGCCAATCGACCCCTCGAATCCTGAAGTCCGCGATGTTCACCGGCGTTGGCATCCACACCCGGCATTTGCCGGTGTGGTACGCCTTTGCCGCCTGAACCCATTGAAACCAGCTCACCCCAAGAAGGTCACAAGCTCCGATCGCTGTGAGCACCTTTGGTGTTTGCTTTTGAAGGTGAGCCTCAAATCGCTCTAAGAGGCGGGCTTCCAAGATTTTTACCCACACGTAGCTGTGAAGATCCTCGAAGTTACTCTCCACTTGGTTTGATCGCTGAAGAAGCTTTTTGATGTGTGATCCATACAGCCTTTGAAGCTCTGGGTAAGAACTCGGGACGATGAATCGCTCGGACGACATCATAGCTTTCTCTAAGAACGTCGATTGACTCAGCTCAGCTGACTCAAACTCGGGCGAATCGGTCTCTGGGAAACATCTCTACGAAGTCGAGTGAAGTGTGTCAACGAAGACCTGAACGAAGTGGATCACTCGTGTGACCAAAAGGATGATTGTGAATGTTTTGTGTTTAGCGGGAGGGAGCAGGTGAACTCATTGAAGCTGTTTCTCTCGGTGTCGGATGATTTGGTTGAGTCGATTGTGTCGGTTGATTTGAAGGAGTAGCGGGAGCCGGTCTTCTTATCGTGAGTTGAGAACGCGTTGCTTCTTGAGCTGGTTGATTTGGTTGAAGTGAATCATGGGTTGATGGAGGAGTTGAAAGAGAGGCAGTTCTGAGATGAGCGGTGGGACTGGGATTTTGAGTAACTCCAACTTCAGCTAACCCTAGAGTGGAAAAGAACTAAAGATCTCTTCTGTCTAAGGGGAAAGTCTTATCTCTTAGGGATACGTTCAGACTCTCTCAGCCTACTTAGCTGGGATACCCTGTCTCTGGGGAAGAACGATCCCCTGGGTACCCATAACCATCGAACACCTTGTAGTGCTTATCTACTCTGGCGGTGTTCGAAGCATCCGACCCTCGTAAGCGTCGGTTGGAGCAACGAGGCCTTTCCTCTCAGATCCCGAGTAAGCTCTCAGGTTGATGGGGTCACCGCGGTGACCAAGGGGCTTAGGACCTAGACCCGTGCGGCCACGGGTTATCATCCCCGTACACCGTGGGGCGGCGCCCTGGTGTACTAATTCGACCATGACCCCTGCTTTTTTGACCCTCTCGGATGTCTTGGGAGAGCCCAAGGTACGCATGGATTTGCCACTGCTTAGGCTAGGGGACAGGCTGGAACTACGATTCAACCTTCAACGGCGAAACTCTGGTCGGACCGAAGAACTCTGTGTGTCCGGCGAGTACAAGGTGATTTCTTTGGTAGTCGACACGACTCGAGGCGCACCGCGGCAACTCGTTCACGTGTCTGCCACCGGCGTAGCACCCGGGTGGAGGTCTATCAAGAATCCGCCACCGTCACGCTTCCCGCTTCATGGCCTCTAGGTAACGCCAAAGGACTGCCCTAGCGGAAGCTGTGACTACGGGGGAAAACTTCTTGAGCTTTTTCCACCGGCGCTTCGGTGAAGGCTCGGGCACCTTCATGGGCTTGACCTCGGGCACCTCGACGACGGGCTCGGTGAGCTTGAACGGCTTCTTTTCGTCCTGGGGGTGGATCGGGGCTGGGGGTGACTTGCGTGGCACCTCGGGCTTATCGGGCTTCCTGGGGCGTCTGGGAGGCTTTGCTTTGCCTCGCCAGCGTGGGTCGCCCGCCCGGTCCTTCGGAACCTTGCCGAAGTCACTCGGGTTCTCCTTGAGCGTCTCTGGCAAGACGTAGACCGTGCGCCCCGTATCCTTGTTTTTGACCGGGACGCCTTTGGTGCGTTTTTTGTATGCCTGCTTGGGGCTCACGCTTGAGGGATCCGAACGAAGGATCCGTCAACGCCGGGTCGCGTTTGGGCACGTCGAGCTCGACGGTCTCCAAACGCAATCAGGGCGGGACGCATAGCGCGCCCCGCCCTGATCGATTCAACGTCCCCCCGCCCTGTTAGCGATTGACGGCGGTCGCCACGTTCCGAGCCTTTGCACGCTTCGTCGGCTTTGCTTCCGCCACCGTGCCGCTCGACAGCATTGCCCACAGCTGCTTACCAATACTGAGCCCGGTCAGGTAGTTGTCCGGCCCGACACCGGAAGCGAGCAACGAGGACTCGGGATCCAATCCGTCCGTGGCGGTGCTGACCGCCACCTTGTGGAGCAGGAGCTCGTGTAGTTGCTCCTGCAACGTGTCTTTGTAGATGGCAAACAGGATCCGGGTTTCTTTGTCCTGTCCGATACGGTCAACACGGCCCGTCGCTTGACGGTAAATCAAGGGGTTACAGGTCGGGTTCTCCAGCCAGATCTCGGTGGAAAAATGCACCAGGTTGTTGAGACCGGTCTGAATGGCGACCGGATTCGTAACCAGCACGCGCGCCTTCTTCTTGACCACATTCTTAGTGATCCACTCCTGCCGCTTGGCCGTCCCGACCTTATCGGCGTACAGAATCGGGACCTTCTCGCCGATGGCGGCAGAGATGAGCCCCGCGATACGGGGCAACAAGCTAACGTGCCATGGGAACACCATGACGTTACGCCCCTCCGCGAGCTCGCTCTTGATGCGATCGAGCATCCACTGCTCTTTAGGCAGGATGGTACTCGCCGGTAGCCCTTCTTGAGAAGTGACCAGCTCGCCGCTCGCTGATTTCGGGTACCTGATCTCATAGGCACCCGAATCGGAGTTACCCAAGTCAACCGTGGCCCGATCCAAGAAGCTGGGAAACTCCGCCAGCTGGCCGAAGAGCTTACCCGACAGATCGGGAGTGAACTTATCCTTTTTGATACGCGCGATCAACTCGCTCTTGAGCCTGTCGTAGCGCGCCTTAAGAACCGGCCCCGGCTCGATAAGGTGCCGCTCCTGGATGCACTGCGGCAAGTCCAGAGCTAGATCGGCCTTGTGTAGAGTCACGGAGATCGGCAACAAGTGCCGCAGCAGGAACAGCGGCAGAACACCGGGAGCGTTGCCGATCACCCTCTCCGTGGTCGTCACGCGATCCGAGACTGCCCCGAAGGTGATCACTTCATCGTCTTTATCCGAGCGCTCCGTTACGAGACGCTTGCGGTAGCCGTAGCGATCGATGAAGCGCTGCTTGTCGGCCCGTGAAAACTCAGCCCGAAACGCCGTAGAACACGACCACATGGTCATGAATAGGTGTTCGGCGTAACCATTCATGATTGACCCGGACATCTGAATCGTAGGCAGTGCCAGCCCCGTGAGCCGGTGAGCGGACTTCTCTTGAGCCGACGACTCTGATCCGTACTCGTGACACTCATCCAAGACCAGGAAATCGAACGTCGAGGGATAGCGGGTCTGAATGTGCTTTGCGAGGGCAATGCGCCGTGGTTCTGGCACGGCCTGAAACAGAAACTCGCCACACTCGGCCCCCCAATGGAGATTAGAACGAGACGTGAGAGCGCGGGTTGCCCGGCAACAAGCCTCTAGACTGGTGGCCTCCACACCGCCAAGCTTGAGCTTCCCGCCCTCCCAGGACACCCCGAGGTCTAGGACCCTGACATGGGTCGCACCATTCTTAACATCCTCGACCGAGCTCTCAAAACCCGTCCAAGGGTTGTAGATTGTCGTAGCCGACGGTTTACGGTGCCGCGCCACCAGCTCGGTCTGTAGCGCGCAGCCGGGAGTCAAGAGATGGAGCAGTTGACGGCCGAACTCCTGATCCGAGTAGATGATCTGCTTTAGAAAATAGTCGGCCATATCGGCCGTCTTGGTCTGGTCATTCAAGGCAACCAAGGACCAAGCGATGGCACGCCGGAGAGACTCGTTCGCAGCTTCGTCCGCTTGCGCGGTACTCTTGAGCTGTTCGATCGCGGCGTCCAAGTAGCCGCTAGGCAACCCGGCGAACGCCTGAACGTTGTCCTTGTGCCATGCCAGCGAGCGCAAGCCCCAGCGCTGCTTAACCAGGCTCTCGATGGTGTCGTTACCCGGAGCGAACCGCTTCAAGTAATGCACCAGCTGCAGGACCGTGCGAGAGATCACGCCCGTGCCGTGCAGAGTCTTTGCCTCGCAGCGGGTCCGTTTTTTGGCGTGGTCCTCCGTGGGCGTGAGTGCCCCGCACCGCGGGCAAATGTCGCCAACACTGATCCAGCCGTGGCCAAGCTTGGCGGTTTCTCGAGACAGAACCGAGATGATCATCCGCTCGGATGTGTCTCGCGCGACCGCCTCGAGCTCACTCACCTCGGTCAGGATCCTGACTTCGGCTTCCGGGATGACAGCGGCAACTTCATCCGACCAGGACTTCAAAAGATGAGGCGGACACACCACAAGCGGGCGTTTAGAGCCGACAGTTTTGGCGACCACCAGGGCGACCGTGGTCTTGCCCGACCCGATCTCGCCGAGCAAGAAGGCAGACTTGCCGCGCCGTTTCCTAATGGGTAACCCGTGACCGCCGAGCAGCATCACGAGCGCCTTCGCGGCGTCCTGTTGCGCCAGGAAAGGAGTCCGTGCCGTAGGTGCCAGTGGGATCGAGTCACGATCCCGTCGAGGGTCGTACAGGATCGGACACTGTTGCTCCATGACACGCGTGAGGCTGTTGCCGTAGTGCTTGAGCAACCCCGACACCGATAGCGTGTCGATCGTCCCCGCGAAGTCCCCTTCGCTGTTCAACGTACGGTACTGGTAAGTCGAGAGGTCGAGGACCGTGACGTCAAGCTTGGGTTGCTGAACTTGAACCCACGCTTTGACCTCGCCGTGCTTGTCCTGCTTCTCTTCAACGGTCCGGTATTCTTGAGTAAAGACTCCCTTGACCAGCAGCGGCGGCAGCGTCGCATCATCGGAGGTTACGCGCGAGCCATTGAATATCCCCGACGCGATACCACTCGCGATATGCGCCGGCCTAGGCGGCGTGGCCACGGGGTACGTGCGAAGCAGCAGCTCATCGAGCGGGAGCTCTGGAAGTATCCCCGGGACCCTGACCCAAGAGCCGTTGCGCCCCGTCTGCACCCACGGCCTGACTTTCTTGAGCAACCCCGCGACATCCGCCGGGCGCTCCTTCCACTCGGTCAGGATATCCCCATGGCGAGCAACTTCAGGCATTGCCGCCAGCGGCGCATCCCCAAAACGCGGGAGCTCGGGAAGCCCTTTGCCCGTCGCGAAGCGCTCGACCTGGCTCACGATCTTCGGGTCTGGCTGCATGCGAGCCTCGACACGTTGGGCAAATAGGACGACCTGTTTGAACGCGTCGAAGTCCTGATCGGGGAACTTGAAGCAGTGGAGGTTATGGTAGTGCGTGGCGAGCTCAGTCGCGGAAGCCTTCAAGGCGTAGAACGGCACCACGAAAAGCAGGATCCCTTGGTCCGCGAGCGCGCCAGTGAAGCGAACGAGGAACTTGTTTTCGAGTCGCCCGTGCACCTTGTCTGTGTCGTAGGGCGGATTGAGGTACAACAGCGAGATCCCCGTGCCCCGCTTGTAAGTGATTCGGAACGCGTCACTGTGCAACGCATGCTTGATCATGCCGCCCGTCGACCGAAGCACCTCATAACGAGTGCTTTCCATCTCGCAGGCGTAGAGACGTGACGACGCCCCTTTTGACAGCGACTTCATCAACGCGTGTATGGCTTCGCCGTCGCCCGCACACGGGTCCATGAACGACACCTGGGTGTCTTTACCCAGGTAGGGTTTCACGAGGTGTGCGATACGCGGGATCAGGTGGCCCGGGGTAGGAAAGTAGCCGCCGATTGCAACGGATTCAAGGCGTGCCATCTAGCGACTCCCCGCGTGCTTGAAAAAAGTTTCAACTTCTCGTGCCAAGACTGTCTCGAAATTCTCGTGGTTGGAGCGGAACACTAGCCCTTGCCTGAAGCCAACTGTTTGCACGTCTGTCTCATAATAGCTGTGTTCCTGATGGGTGCCAAAGTCACGCCCAACAGAAAAGCTATCTTTCGGGGCGAACGAGGCGAGGCTATTTTTGAGGCATGCTGTCATCAGTTGCATGTAGAATCGGCCATCAGCGATCAGAGGGCACCGCGTGCGGCGATCCAAGTAAGCCGCAAACAAGTACGCGGTTGTAGCCCACTGCTTGACCCACTCCGGCCCGAGCTCATAGCCACATCGTTCAAGGTGCCGCGCGAGCGCCGCCGTGGGTAGACTCTGTTGCTCGTGCCACTCTTGCGTCGGCAAGAGCACGAAGCCGATCCCCTGTGGGTCAACCATTCCGGGATCTATCTTGAAGAGCTCAGGCAAGAAAATCGTGGCCAGGGATCCTTCTTCCTCTTTTTGCCAGATCGTTTGATAGTGTGCCGACCGCAAGAACTCGAAGCGATCTTCCTTACCACTGCGGTAGTATCCGTAACGTTTCTCGCAGGTTACCCGCCGCCCCGACGTCAAATTCGCCATGAAGGCCCGGAGCTCCTGATCGGACCCGCCGAACATCGCCCAGACCGGACGCATGTTGTCAGACCCGGACGCACCGCCACTCCAGAGCAGATCGGCCTCTACCGTGGCCAGCAGGACAGCACGAAACGTGCGGCCCTTACCTTCGCTCTTGGGTTCTATCCAGACGTTGCGCATCTACACTCCCGACTTAGCCCGCCCTATACACGTCAGGCGTCGGGAAACTTCAAGCGCTTATGCGTCAAGTGCTGGTCGGCTGAAACCCGTCGTAATACACGGCTTTAGCGGGCACATGCGCAAATTCCACTCTTGGGTGGCCCGGGGTCACGATCATCGCCGTCAACTGGCCGCCGTACACGCACCCCGTGTCGATCCCATAGCAGGCCCCGCCCGCGAACCGATCGATGCGCGGCTCGGTCAACGAGTAGATCGCGTGCCCGTACACGACAGACTCCGGACCTGTCCAGCGGCTCGACCAAAAGACCGTGTCGGCGGGCTGCTCGAGACGCCCCTCTTGAAAGCCGACCATCTTACCCTCTGCATCCACGTACCGCACCCGTGCGACCGCATTGGATTGCTTGGCCACGGGGTATGCCGGCTCGAGCCCGCCGTGCACTGCGACCAGGCCCTCCCCTAAATCGAGCATCAGGGGGTTGCCGTTGAGCCACTGAAGGTCCTGGTCTGACAGGGCCAGGTTCTGCTCGGCACGTACTCCATGTATCCCCTGAACCGGATTCTTTTTGGCGCCGCGTGTTTGCTCGTGTCGACGCCAGCGGATGTGCTTGTCTTCATGATTGCCGCGCAACACCTCGATCCGCTGCTCTTGCGCGAGACGCACACACCCCACGGGGTCGGGTCCGCGGTCCATCAGATCTCCGAGCTGCACTGCTCGGTCGCGCCCGAGCTCGTACGAGACCAATGTCAACAACGCCCGGAACTCTTCCAAGCACCCGTGAACGTCGCCTATGATGATAGTACGGCCCATTTGGCCGATTACACCAAAGTCTCCTGAACGCCAGACGGTCGCCGGCTACACGGTCCAAGTATCGACGACGTGAACATCTCTGAGCGGGCGGTTCAGGGCTCCTGTGTAGCTCCCCGCTGAATAGTCAGGCGCACCGGTGACGACCCAGGTCGCATAGAGGCCATTTGTCGTCTGATCCATCCCTCGCATCTTGTAGTACGTGGCTCCAGCAGACCACTTCGTTGTGTTCTTGCTCAAGTCGCCTACCGTATCGTTGATCCAACATGAGAGCTGGTTCGTTGCCGCCGCGGCCAAGCTGTCATTAGCAGTCTGAACGTTTGCGTACACGTTCAACTTGCACGTTGACGCAGTGCTAGACGCGCTTGCCAGCCAATCGATGTTTAGCGCCGAATCTGCCATCTTATCACCCCGCCGGAGTTGTGACCCCATCCCAGGGAAGCCAGAAATCCCCCACAGCGATGAAGGACTTACCCTCGATAGTATCCTTGAACGTAGCTCTTGGCCCACCGGTATGCCTAACCATGGTTGACCAGCCCTTCACCCCTGAGTAAGGAACGGCTATAATCCCACCAGTTCCACCCGAGGTTGGGAAAGTCCAGGGGCTTGCCCTCATATACACGATGGGAAGAGCTTCTGGCTTTCCGCTAAACGGATTCGAGGCCAGTCCACGGGCCGCCTGAACCAGCATCTGGGTTGTACTGGTGTTGCCGATTCCATAGAAGCACGGTTGCACAAACAAGAATTGTGTAGCCGCTGGGTCCATAAAGGCCCAACAACCATCGTTGATAATGCCAGGAGCTAACCCCCACGTCGTAAGAGGCTGGGTCGCGTCCTTGATATATCCAAGACCCGTGGTCCCCGTATAGCCGCCAACTGCGGAGAACACGTTGGCTCCCCCGATATGAAAGACGAAAGGGTCGGGATCTTCAGGCACAGATCTTACAGGATCCATGATGATTCCACCTCGCAAGGCGCCGCGTGGGAACTCTTGCATGGCGAACCAGAAACCGTACGGCGCCGTACCGGAAGCGAACCCTTGACAGATGACTTGCGATTTCGTGACTCCTTGAGATATCCATTGACCAGGGGTAGAACTCGCGACCCCGCTGTAATAGTCATTATTGGACGACGTACCAACCTGCCCCGCGATGTACGCTTCATCGGTTGCAGTCGGTGGCAAGTCGAAGGCCACGGCACCTCCATACGCGCCCGTGAACTTCGCCGCCCGAGAATATTTGATCTTCACTCTCCCCACGGCATCATGTTGGACCACCAGTTCGCGGACGCCAGCAGGATCCTGCAATCTTGCCCACGCTGACGGGTTGTCCCATCCAAACGCCCCTGTTCCTGTGCCGGTGAACAACTTGGCTGAATTCGTTCCTGTGTGGGTACCAGACTGGGTACCACCACTCGTACTGATACCGATTCCGCCTGGACTCGCCGATATTCGGAAGGAGTTGGTTGTCCACCCCGTAGGCAACACATAATATGTCGCACCGGCAGTAATCCCAGTCGGAAGAGTCCCTGTCGTCGTAATTACGAAGGGGGCATTCGAGTTCGAAGGCATACCATGGTTTACCCACGTTACTACTGCATTCACTGAAATAGATATCGTGATCGTGGACGTGCCTGATGCCACAGAGTAGATAGGGGCAGTGAGGAACCCATTCCCAGAGCCCAGGTAGCGCCAGCCCGCACGAACCAACATCTCAACCAGCGTTGAGATGACGCCACCGTAGCTATCGGGAAACTGATTCAAAACATACGCGTCTGGCATGGTCAGTCATTCCTCGGGGTTGTCGCGCCATCCCAAGGCAACCAGAACGGTCCCACACAGATCCATCGTTTGTCATCCATCGTGTCTGAAAAAGACGTTCTATAGACGGTCGTCCAACGCAACATGGTGGACCAGCCCTTTAGTCCGCCGCAAAAGGTGCCGGTACCATCCGGAAGCGCTGCGCGAACCCATGGAACTGGTAGAGCGTCATATTGTGAGTTGAACTGATTTGGGCCTAGGAAGATCGCAGAGTATCCATTGCTACCGGACACTGTGATTTGAGGAGCACCTCCAACTGGTGCCAAATAGTAGTTCTGTGGCCCGGTGCACACGTACTGCAACGGCTGCACGCGCACAAAAGCCGTCTTTCCACTATCTATATAGGCGAAGTTGCCGGCCGTCGTCCCTCCGCATGCCGAGGTCCATATCGATGAGGCGCTGATTTGTGCACCTATCGCGGCACCGTTCATGTCAGACAAACTCAAGCCCTCTAGGCATTTCGCACCGATATGGAACACCACCGGGTCGGGATCCTCTGCCACCGAGACAACAGGGTCCATCACAAAAGCTGTATACAGGTATCCCGTCCCGAGCGTCATCCCGGCGAACCAAAACCCATATGGTGGTGTTGATATTGCCGCACCCTGCCAGATCATCGGGACTGCCGCGTGACTGGGGCTGGTCCCGGTGGTTTGCATGAAAGCACTTAGCGAGGCACTGCTCCCCCACAGATATCGTTCATCTGTGGCCGATGGACACGTGCCAGCGGCGATGGTACCTCCAGTAAACTTAGCCGACGCTGAGTATTTGATTCGGACCTGACCCGCGCTGTCCATCTGTATAACCAACTCTCGGACGCCCGCAGGTTCTTGAAGTCTCATCCAAGGCCAAGATGCGCCCGCGGTGCTGCCAAGGCCCCATCCGCATGTCGGGAAACACCTAACGATGCCACTTCCCGAGCTAGTCGTGGCTACCGCTGCACCGCCAATAGTGGATGAGATCTGAAACGAGTTACTCGTGTAGCCAGCACTCATCACGTAGTAGCTAACGTTCACGGTTATGCCAGTGGGGTTGTTACCAGCAAACAAGAACCCAACGGAGGCGCCCACCGGCAATCCGTGGCTTGGCCAATAAATAACCGTCGGAGTAGCGAAGGCCACCTTTACTACGGTGGGTGCGTTGTTGCTTAAAAAGACATTTCGCACTGAAGCCGTATGGGTCCCGGAGCCAGCGCTGCTGGTATTGATCGCGGTACCTTCCCTGGTTAGTGAGATTCGAAAACTACCCACGGCATATCCAGTAGTAATCACATAGTACGTAGTACCTGCCGTGATTCCTGTTGGAAGCACCCCAGTGCTCGAAAACACGACCGCACTCCCAATCAATAACCCGTGGGAAGCCCACGTCACGACAGCCGGAGACGCGTTGGTAATGGTTACCGTAGCGGAGTTGCTTACGACTCCATTGAACCCGGTACCGGAGCTTTGGACTGTCCATCCCGCACTCGTCAACATGTTGACGAACGCCCCCATTGCGGGACCGTAGCCCGTCGTTCGTTGGTTGAGGACGTAAGCATTCGGCATAAATTCACCCTATAGGGGTTGTAGTCCCGTCCCATGGCAGCCACATGCCGCCAAGACATACCCATTTCAGACCATCGAGGGTGTCAAGCAAAGTTGCTTTCCGAAGCCCGGTCCACCTACAGAGAGTCGACCACCCCTTCACGCCCGGCTGAACGGTTGTCTGTGAAGCGCTAGAGGCAACCTCCTGGATTCGAACATAGGGAAATGGCAGGGCATCATACTTACTGTTGAATGGGTTAACTGCTGCACCAGTCATGTTGATAACGAAACCACTGGCTGCTGAGCCCGCCGTGGCAGACAATGCGTAGCCGGCAGGCTGCACATATAGGAAGTTCGCGCGAGACACGTCCATGATTGCGAAGCACCCTTCAGTGGTGCCTCCGTTAGCCGTGGCTGTAACCGACCATGTTGTGGAGCCCCCACCTGTCCCGCCGTCTCTCCCGTAGTTGCTAGTGCTCAGTGAAAACGCGTTGGTCGCTCCGATGTGGATCACGTAAGGATCCGGATCTTCAGCCACGGAAGTAACAGGATCGAATACCAGGCTCGTGCGCGGCCCCGTCGCCGTCCCGGTCCCAGCGCTACCCGCGGTGATGGCCGTGCCACCGACTAATGTGGAAACGGTGAATGTGTTGGCTGCCGGCACTGAGACGACAAAATAGGTCACTCCGGCCGTGAAGTTGGTCGGCAGAGTTCCGGGTGGGGAAAACGTGATCAAGGAACCCACGGCCAAGCCATGCGCGACGCCCGTGATCGTCGAGCTCCCGTTTGCGAAGGTCACTGCAAAGTTTTGCGACGCTGCGAACCAAAAGCCGTAGGGCGCTGTGTCCTTCGCCGTGCCGTAGAGGACACCGAGCCCATTCACGATACCTGGCGGAAGCCATGAACTGGCGAGCTGTTGAGCATACGCCGTGTGGGTGCCCGAGCCCCCGCCCGCAGTGGTGTCGATCGAAGCACCTCCTGGCGTTGTCGCGAGCTGGAAGTTGCCGGAGGTGTTTCCCGTCTGGCTCACGTAGTAGAGCGTGTTAGCCGTGAGGGGCGTTGGCAGAGACCCGGTAGTGGTGAAAGTGACGACTGAACCGGAAACGAGGCCATGGGACGCCCAGGTTACCACGCCCGGATTGGCTGCTGAGATGGTTACTGTCGTTGTCGAGGTTGACAGTGACCGCATGTTCCTTTCGTCTGTCGCAGTAGGGACCGCAGTCGCTGACCCGCCACTCGTGAATTTAGCGAACGGGGAATATTTGATCCCTGTACCTCCGACACCATTGTGTTGAAATACAAGCTCACGAGTGCCGCTAGGATCTTGGATGCGTGCCCAGGCATTCGGGTTGTTCCACCCTAAGGCACCAGTCGCTGTCCCTGTAAACACCTTTGAAGAGGAGCTGTAGCCTGATAGCCCATCACCGGAAGCTTGGTAACTCCAGCCTGCACTAACTAGGTTCTCGACCAACAAGCTGACAGCTTGTCCGTAGGAGGTTGGCACTTGATTCTGTATATATGAAACTGCCAAAGTGTTACCCGATTGGTTGAGTGGCCCCGTCCCAAGGCAACCAGAACGCGCCGACCAAGATCCACTGCTTGTTATCGAGGGTCTCGCGGAAGGTGACTCTATTCGCGGCACTACCAATAGTGCCGGTCGTGCTAATGCCTGACGTCGTCGCCCACCGTGCCATCGTCGACCATCCCTTCAGGCCTGGAAAAGTTGCCGCAGTAGATGCACGGAACCAAGCAACGGGCATGGCATCGAACTTTCCGTTGAATGGATTCACCTGTAAACCACCCGCTCCGCTCATAGTGATGGTTTGGCCAGTTCCGGCAAGATTCGGCCCCACGTTGGCCGCGAAACCCGCTGGCTGGACGTACAACCAGTTGGTGCTCGTTGCGTCCATATGCGCCCATGCGCCCTCTATGTTCCCGCTTTGAGTCGTTGTCCACGTTGCGGCAGTATTGCCGTCGCGGCACAAGCAACTAGAGGTCGCAGCCAACGTGTTGGCGGTACCGATCGCGATCACGCATGGGTCCCCGTCCTGTGGTGCCGAGATAACAGGGTCAAAGAGAATGCTAGCGAACTTTGCTTTGGATGTGTCTTGCCCCATCGATGCGAACCAGAAGCCATACGGGGCTGTTCCCAAGGCCGCTCCTTGGTAGATGGTGTTACCGTTTACAACGTTCGCACCAGAGTTTGCTCCCCCATAGGTGGTCGCGGCGGCGGTCGTGTTGAACCATTGGCTGCCTGATGGGCTGGCGTCAGTACCCGACCCCCAGATTATTCGCTCGTCTGTTGCGGAAGGGGTGACGGTCGAGGTTGGCGACCCACCGGTAAATTTCGCGCTCGCGCTGTACTTAATCCTAACCGTATTGTTCCCGAAGCTGGCACTTGTGCTGACTAACTGGAACACGAACTCTCTAAGCCCACCAGGGTCCTGGAGTCTCGCCCACGATCGGGAGTTGTTCCATCCGCCTGCTCCCTGCCCAGCGCGAGTGAACACTTTTGTAGTCGTGCCGACCGCGGCTAGACCATCCCCCGAGCCTTGATATTTCCAGCCGGCGCTTTCCAACATGTCGACCAACAATGAAAGCGGCTCGCCTGACGAAGAGATCGTGCTGCTGACGGTGTCGAACCAAGGTCTTTTATTGACGACGTAAGCGTTCGGCATATGGTCACCCTATTGGCTGAGTAGCACCGTCCCATGGCAACCATACAGACCCGGCACAGATCCATGTCTTATCGTTTACGGTGTCCATGAAGGAGTTTCGTGATAGCCCGGTCCAGCGCATCATTGTTGACCAACCCTTGAGCAGTGGATATCTAGTGCCAATGCCTTGGAAGCTGGAACCAGATTGTGCGTTGTGGCCTTGCGAAGCTACTCTTAGGTAAGGGATAGGCAGCATATCCGCTTTTCCGTTGAATGAGTTCAAGCCCAAGCTGGTAGTCATCTGCGCCCCACCCCCGGCGATGACGTTGACTGCGTTCGTCCCAGTTTGCAGGCTTCCGGTCTGTATTCCCCCATAGTACATCGCTGGTTGCACATAGAATAGCTGCGAAAGGTCCGGGGTAATGTGAGCCCACTGATTGTCAGTGGAACTGGAAGCAGACTGGCTCCAACACGTAGAATTGGCTAGCCCGCCGTCTTGACCGAATGATTGGCCGCCTACAATGGAGAACCCTCTGTTGGTCGCCACGTGAATCACATAGGGATCTAAGTCTGCGGCAACGGCCACAACCGGGTCCCACATCAAAGTGGCACTCTTCTGTTGATTGAGAAGAGAAACCCCCTGAATCTGCGAACTGAACCAAAACCCGTATGGAGCAGTTCCCATTGCGGCCCCCTGGTAGACCAGAGTCCCGGAGGGCACACCCGAATCGTGCCAATTTATCGAAGTAAATGAGGCATCAGTCCCCGGCCCCCAGAATATTTTTTCATCCGTTGCCGAGCCGGCGACCGCTGCGGAAGGGCTCCCGGATACAAACTTCGCGCCTGGACTGTACTTCATCCTTACGGTCCGATCGATGATCCCGCCACCACCTGGGCCAGTCTGAAATACGAACTCCTTGGTGCCACTCGGGTCTTGCATACGGACCCACGCCCTGCTGTTGTTCCAACTGTTCGCCGTATTGGAGACGAAGTTCGTGAACACTTTCCCTGCGCCAAAACTGGCGAGCCCATCGCCAGATTGAACGTAGGTCCACCCCGCGCCAGCCAACATCTCAGTCAGCAGTGAAAAAGCTTGACCGTAGGTCGTAGGCTTTTGATTGATCACATATGCGTTCGGCATGACCAGAGCTCCAACATTTATGAGGCCGTGTTTTCGAATCGGATGAGTCGGCACGTGACTCGGTCGCCCGTGGTACCGCCCGTCCTCGAAAGCCTTGCGCCATACAGTTTCTCTGCGCTTGGTAGAGTTAGCGTACTGGTGGTCACCCGAGTGGGCGTGGTGTTGCTCGTCGATATCGTTTGAACGGTCACCCCATCGCTGGTGTTGTACAGCTCAAGGGAAGCGGTTTGGCTCCCCGTCGCGCACTCAAGAACCGCGATGAACCTAACTACACCACTGAGACCGGTGGGGTTGAATAGAGTGCTAGCGATTTCGTCTCCTGTTGTTTGGTCTGTATTGCCTCTAGTTAGATCGAAGCTGTAGTTGAGAAAGCTGCTTCCTCCCCCGCCGCCGCCTGTTGGGGTCTGCCAATTCGCGGCGCTGGAACTTGTCGCCGTCAGGACCTGACCTGCAGAAGGCGCCGTGGCGGTGTCGATCGCAACCGTGGTGGTCGACGTCTTGAGCCCGCGTGCTTGTGTGACTGTAGGCGCCGGGTATGTTCCGCCCAGGTCCCCGCTCGCCGCTCCTGTTGGAGCGGAGCTCGGGGTTTGCCAGATGGCTGTGGTGCTAGATGTGGCTGTCAGGACTTGACCAGAGCTCGGAGCTGTGGCTGCCGACGTGCTGACGTTCGTAGTCGCAGATTTCAGCGCGGCAGACGTCGCCACATTTGGATTCGGGTATGTGCCGCTCAGTTCACCGCCCGCTGTTCCTGTTGGTGATCTGTTCGGAGTCTGCCAAGTCGCGGAACTACTTGAAGTAGCGGTTAGAACCTGTCCAGAGCTTGGAGCCGCTGCCGACGAGGTAGCTACGGTGGAGCTCGATGACTTCAATCCACCTGAAGCGACCACTAAGGGGGTCGGGTATGTGCCGCTTAGATCTCCGCCAGCATCTCCCGACGGTGAGCCGCCTGCTGCGTCTTGCCACTCAGCGTTTGAGTCGTCGATTGCCGTCAGCACTTGACCAGGTAGCGGTGGGGCCGAACCAGCCACATAAATTAGTGTCGAGGCAGAGTTCAGCCCATCGGAGGCCATCACGATGGGGTCTGGGTAGCTGCCGTCTAAATATGTCGGTCCGGCTGCCCCTGATGGCACGCCGCCGCTTGGATCTTGCCACTCTGCGGTTTCCTCATCGATCGCTGTCAGCACCTGACCAGGCAGTGGTGCCGCTGCTGATGCGACGTCTACCGTCGTGTCCAGAGTTACTAGGCCGCGTGCCCGCAAGACGGTAGGATTCGGATAGCTATCGCCTAGATCTCCGCCAGCATCTCCCGACGGTGAGCCGCTGGCGGGGTCCTGCCACTCAGCCGTCTCATCATCGATTGCTGTGAGAACTTGCCCAGGTAATGGGGGCTCTGAGCCGTCTACGAAAACTACGGTATCGGCAGTAGTTTTCAGACCACTAGAAGCAGTAACTGTGGGGTCCGGATAAGTGCCCCCCAGGTCTCCGCCTGCGGGTCCAGTGGGAGGTAATGAGCTCGGTGGGCTCTGCCAAATGGCTGTTGTAGAACTTGTAGCCGTTAGTACCTGACCCGAGCTCGGAGCCGTAGCGGCAGAGGCGCTAACGTCGGTTGTCGCTGACTTTAGGGCTCCCGAAGTCACAACCGTGGGGCTCGGATACGTCCCGCTCAAATCTCCGCTCGCCGCTCCTGTTGGAGTGGCGCTCGGCGTTTGCCACGTTGCCGTAGTGCTCGATGTGGCCGTGAGCACCTGACCGGAGGTGGGAGCTGTTGCCGCAGTGGTGCTAACGTTGGTCGTCGCCGACTTCAGTGCGGGGGACGTGATTACGTTTGGGTTGGGGTATGTGCCACTAAGGTCCCCGCCTGCTGCACCTGTGGGGGTACCGCTTGGATTCTGCCAAATCGCTGCCGTGCTGGAAGTTGCGGTGAGAACCTGACCCGAGCTCGGTGCCGTCGCCGCTGAAGTGATTACGTTGGTGGTCGCTGACTTCAATGCGGCCGACGTGGCCACGGAAGGGTTCGGATACGTCCCGCTGAGCTCCCCGCCCGCCGGACCTGTAGGCGCGGAACCAGCAAAGTCTTGCCAGGAAGCACTCGAGCCATTAATCGCGGTCAGCACCTGGCCTGTGGTCGGAGCGGCTGCGGTCGCGATTGCGACCGTGGTGGTCGCCGTCTTCAGCCCCCGAGCCTGCGTGACGGTGGGGTTTGGATAAAACCCATCCAGGTCTCCGGTTGCAGCACCTGTTGGCGGTTCACCACCTCCACCGGCTGGCGGATCTTGCCAATTTGCCGTGGTCCCAGAAGTCGCCGTTAGTATCTGACCAGAAGCCGGCGCCGTGGCGGAAGCCACTGAAACGATCGTGGTGGCTGTCCTGAGGCCGCTAGATACGGTGACCGTAGGTGCCGGATAGGTACCGCTCAAATCTCCAGTTGCAGCGCCCGAGGGCGGCAGTGTGGTCGCTGGGCTCTGCCAGTTCGCGGCAGTGCTCGATGTGGCCGTCAACACTTGACCAACACTCGGTGCGGGCGCGCTGCCAGTCACAACGTTGGTGGTTGCAGACTTGATTGCCGTCGAGGTGGCTACGGTCGGATTCGGGTAAGTGCCGCTTAGATCTCCGCCGGCCGCTCCGGTGGGAGTTCCACTCGGTGTTGACCACACTGCAGTGGATGAACTAGTAGCGGTTAGAACTTGACCATTGGAAGGAGGTGCCGCTGTTACGGTAGTTACCGTAGTGGATGCGGATTTGATGCCCGAGGACGCTTCTACGGTTGGGTTGGGATAGGTCCCGCTTAGATCGCCCCCGGCCGCACCAGAAGGCGGCAGCACCGCTGCTGGGGATTGCCAGTTCGCCGTCGTCGCAGATGTCGCAGTAAGGACCTGCCCTACTGTCGGCGCGCTCGATGCTGAAGTAACTACACTGCTAGTCGCAGACTTCAGCGCGGCAGATGTCGAGACAGTGGGATTCGGGTAACTCCCACCCAGGTCACCGCCGGCACCCCCAGAAGGTGGCAACGAAGTAACTGGACTCTGCCATGTCGCGGCGGTACTCGAAGTCGCCGTCAGGACCTGCCCTGATGTCGGGGCCGTGGCCGCCGAAGTGATGACATTGGTAGTCGCGGACTTCAGTGCGGCGGATGTCGAGACGGTCGGGTTTGGGTAACTCCCGCCCAGATCACCACTAGCCGCTCCCGATGGGGGTAACGAGGTAGCGGGGCTCTGCCACGTCGCTCCTGAGCTTGAAGTCGCGGTGAGGACCTGCCCAGTGCTAGGAGCCGGGGCGGTTGACACGCTGACCGTTGTGGTTGCCGACTTGAGGCCACGCGCTTGTGTGACGGTTGGTGCCGACCACGTGCCGCCTAGATCCGTGGATGGGCTTTGCCACGTTGCGGAAGACGGGCTGCTCGCGATTAGTGCTTGCCCAGCCGTCGGCGCAGCAGCTCCAGAGGTGGTAACACTGCTTGTGGCAGACTTAAGAGCACCTGATGCAGTGACAATCGGATCTGGGTATGTGCCACTCAAGTCCCCGCCCGCTGCACCCGAGGGAGGCAAGCTAGTTGCGGGGCTCTGCCAGCTCGCCGTGGTGTTAGAGGTCGCAGTAAGAACCTGACCCGAGGTCGGAGCTGTAGCCGCAGAGGTACTTACGCTGGTGGTCGCAGACTTCAGCGCTGCGGAAGTAGAGACAGTAGGATTAGGGTATGTTCCACCTAGGTCTCCACCCGCTGCGCCAGAAGGTGGAAGAGAACCAGCTGTGTTCTGCCATGTAGCTTGCGTACCGCTTGTGGCGACTAAACTCTGCCCGACTGTCGGTGCAGTAGACGTCGAAACGCTCACTATCCCCGAGGCAGTTCGGATGCCGGAGGCGGTTCTGTCGTTTGACAGTCTAGAGTCGTCGCCCTGAGCGAAGGTCCCCGTGGTATTTCCAAAATTTGGCAAACCATGAGCGTGGTCGGCTGTTGCTAAACTTGTCGACGTACCAGTGGTGTTAGAACCGCCCACCGTTAGAGCTATCGGCGCCGCTGTTGAAACACTGTGCTTGTGATCTCCTCTCGCGGCGGTCGTCGCTGCGCCCAAGACAGCGGAACCTGCGTCAACGGTCACTGGAGGGGTTCCGGTTAATCCAACCCCGCCGCTCACGGCTTGCCACGTTGCAGTCGTAGCTGATGTTGAGACCAGCGAGTATCCCGAACCAGGTGGACTAGCCGAGCTCGAAATCGAGACTGCTCCGGTCGAAGTCTTCAGAGCCCCTGCTACCAGCTGACCTCCGGCAGCGGTGATCTGCGAAGGGGTGCCACTTTCACCTAGGACAAATAGTTCAGTGTTGCCGCTAACGTCTCGCGCGTACAGCTTGACGATATTGGACTCTGCGGCGGGGGCGCTCCCGGCGTCAAGCAACGTGAGCACGAAAGGCGTTCTAAGCTTGACTGACATTGGCTCCCCTTAGAATGAAAAAGCTAGTCATGGGTCAGAGGTCACTGACCCAAACGTTGGTTAGGTTGCCCGTGTATAGCCGCAAGTAATCGATGCAATAGTGCCAAGGCACGAGGTTGCACGCGGCTGTGAAGTTGGTCCCTGCATCTAGACTGATCCCCGCGTACTTGACCAGAGACGCAGACCCAGATCCGGCAACCACTCCTGACCCGTAGCTCTGGTAGTTATTCGTATATGACGACGCCAAGTCTGCATACCAAGTCATGTCAGGCGTCGTCGCCTGCACCGTCACTATCTTGATATCGCGGATGTCGAAACCTGGTAACCCAAGATCGTTGTCCACGAACTGGTTCCCGAAGTATGCGAATCGCTGCTGTATGTGATTCTGGTAGTAGTAACCAGAGCCTGCGAAGTTGCTCGGGTCAGGGACCGCACCCGTCGCTTTGTACAAGCCGACGACGTGCAAGAACGAGTGCCCGCTCCCATTATAGTTGGCCGCGGACATGACCTTTCCCCATACTGTGGCCCCGTGAGAGGTCGTCGTTGTCGGCACCGTGATCGGCTTAGTCAGAGTGAAACCGACGCTATTTATCGCGGGGAGCTGAAGATACAACCGTCCATCGATGAGTGACGACCTGTACTCCAGGGCTCCTAGCGCTGGCGTTGTTGTGCCACGCGCTCTAAACCGATCGATCTCGCCGGCTCTTGTGAGGGCGGCGCCGTCGGAGTTTCGCCGCAAGGTGAAACCATTCGCTGCTAAGTCGGCGGAGGCTGCTGTCTTAGCCTCAAAGTTGAAGGCATTAGGTGCCGTGGGCGGTCGCTGGTATGGCGTGCTTATCACGGCCTGAGTAGGCGACGAGATCATGTTCTGCCGCGGGTGCCACGTGTTGTCTTGCTCCGTGAAGATCCACTCGTAGTAAGTGCCCGCTGGCAGTGTGATATAAGTCGGCCAAGCGACCACGCTCGTAAGATCTGGGCGCTGTAGGAACGTACTTTGCGCGGGCCTTACCTGACAACTCACGTCCGCATAGATGGCAATGCAATCGCCGTGTGTGAGCTGGACAGGCAGTTCAATCGTTGTTTGATTGCTCGCTAACAGCCACTTGTTTACGGGATCGTTCGTTTGGGCTGGCAAGTGGTGTTCTAGTGGCGGCCGTGCCGAAGTGCCGGAGCCGCCGACAGGAACCCAGCGCAGAACGCCGCTGATGCTAATAGACACCCATTCGTACCAGGCGCCGGGTCGAGTGGGGATCTGGTTGTCCGCCGCATAGACGGTCCGATCCATTTGAACGATGCTGCCGGCGCAGCGGAACTCTGCAGCGAAGTTGCCAATAGAGACATACACTCCGATGTGTTGGCCCGCCGCTGTGGCAGTAGGCAAAAACGTGGAAGTCGCATCAGCGGCGACGATCCATTGACCGTTAGCAACATCGAAGCCGGCGCTGTACTCGAGCCACTTCGCACCGGCTGGTGACATCTTTTGGTTTTGCCGCGGGTGCCACGTGTCATCTCCGGCCGTGTAAATCCATTCGTAGTAGCTGCCCGCCGTGAGCGGGATGACCGTGGGCGCCGTGACAGTGTGAGATAGATCCGGGGATTCGATCTTAGATCCGGGACTGAAGCAAAACACCGTACACGCAACGTCGGCATAGATGCCGTACACATCACCGTCGAGTTTTGTGTAGGGGAGCGGAATACTAGTGTCCCGGCTTCCGAGTGACCACATGTTAGCGTAGGCGGGTCTGACACCGGCATTCTCAGCGCTTTCGAGCGGCGGTTTAGAGGTGTCCCCCGTGGCTATAGAACGCCATGTAAAGCCTTCCCCTTGGTCTTGTGACACCCACTCGTACCATCCGCCGCTCTGTATGGGCGCATTGGAACCGCCATTGTAGTTGTTCCGGCCCAAATAGAAATCGTCAGGACTGCTAACAAGCGCCGGACCAAAACTAGGCGCTACATAGAATGCGACATGTTGGCCGCCCGCTGTGATTTGGGGCAACGAAATGGGGGATTGCCCCATGATCACCCATTCGCCCAGCTCGGGATGATTGTTGGTTGAGAAGGTCAGCCAACCACCACCGCCGCCACCGCCCGGGACTTGCTCGTTGGAGGCGCCGGCAGGAACCCAACCGAAGTTGCCGTCCCCAAAGTCACACCCCACCCACTCTGCATATGCGCCAGACGGCAAGGTGATGACATCAGGCCCTACGACGACATTATCAACAGGCCCCCAATACAGCGCTTGACCGTCGGGCACTGTCACATCCGTTGCTTGCGCAGCATACACGCCTGCACGGCCTCCAGCCGCAGCCGCCGCTGGAAGCACAATCGTCTGCGAACCATCCGCGAACACGAATTCATTGACACCTGGCTGTCCTATAAAACCCGGATGCGGCTTCAATCCGCCCCCGCCAGCGATGGACCCGTCCTTCGTGACCTGGATCTCAACGTCGTTGCTATCCTTGATGAAGAGCTCTGTCTCGCCGGTATCGGTTGCCCCTCGTGCATACAACTTCAACGCATTCGGGTCGTAGTCCGGGGCTGCCTCCTGCTCTACTAGCGTGAGTGCGGAGGATTGCGAGAGGGCTATAACTGCCCCATCGCTGCCTTTGACCTTGGGTAGTCCATCAACGTCGACAAACAACTGGACATGCAGCCCGGTCGGAATGCGGACAGAATCAACACTCTGTTTTCTAAGTTTGATCGACACGCGGTGTTACCTAAGCGACGTTAGTTTGCTTTCCAAACTCGGCCCCAAGAGCCGGCGAGAATCCCGGTCTGACCCGCGGTGCTTCCCACTTGCAACGTTATCGGACCGGGATTTGCGGCATTGGAGGTGCGAAGTCCCCCCCGGATCGTGGCAGCACAGTTACCTGGCTGTCTGATCGCGTCATCTAGAAGCGAGTTACCCTGCTGCGAATAGCTGGCGTAGCTGACCGCAAAAGTCGACGCCGTGACGTTCCGCACGAGAGCTATATTCTCAGTGAAGGCAAACACATCAGCACTCAGCCCAACACTGACAAACGCTGGCGCATTCGCCTGATTGATCGTCAACTCGAACTGGAATGCATACTCTGTCAACGGCGCCAAGCCCGAGAAAGTGAAGAAGCTCACAACCCCGCCACCCGCCGGAAGAATTATGCCTGGGACTGTTACTTTCGTTTGGTCATAGGGCAACACCAGGTTGTCCACGTAACCCTTCGTCGCCGCCTGGTCAGAAGCGGTTGGAGCCAAGACGCTTCCAAGGTATCTGCTGCCAAAGTCGATTATCGAAGTGGGAGCAGATACGATTGCCTGCAGCACGGCGTCTGACCGCAAATGGAGGACGTTCTGGCGTGGGAACCACTGTTGGTCGACCTCGTTCCAAATCCACTCATAGTACGAGACGCCTGGAACGTTGAGAGGCGTTGGGCCGGTGACATGATTAGCCCCGTCAGCCGTGAACAGGTCAACACCTGGGGCCGCGGTCAATGCACAACCTTCTGTGTCCACGAAGACTGCAAACGAGTCGCCATTCTGCGGCGCCACGGGGAGGCTCACCTCATCGTCATGATCGCTGGATAACACCCACTCATTGGGCAGCACTGGATCGCCGGAACCTCGATACGCTAATGGAGCGCCCGCGGGTTCTTCGTTGGAGGCGCCAGACGGAAGCCAACCAAAGATGTCCGGCTCGAGCTCGCAGTATACCCACTCTGCGTACGCGCCAGCTTTCAACGTAATGGTTGCGGGGCCTGTGACTGTAGAGATCCCCCAGAGCAAGATTTGACCACTAGGGGGCCTCACATCGCTCGCTTCTAGGGCAAACACACCGGCGCGATCCCCTACTTTGGCACCACTGGGAAGCGTGACCAAATCCCCTTCGCTGGCCGCAAACTCCCCAATGGCCGGGTTCCCAAACAAACCCGGGTGCGGCATCACACCTCCGGACGCACCGGCCACAGCCCCATCGCTCGTGACTTGTATCTCAGCTCCGGTGCCGTCTTTGATGAAGAGCTCGGTCTTGCCCGCCACGTCTTTTGCATACAGCTTGATCGTATCGGGAGCGGGTTCCGGAGCCGTCGGCTGTTCAGTCAGCGTGAGCGTCGAGGCTTGCGCCAGCGGGATAACTTGACCTGCGTTGTCCTTTACTTTCGGCTGGCCATCCACATCGACAAACAACTGGATGTAAGGCCCCTCCGGGGTCGGCACAGCAGCGGCGCTCTGTTTCCTAAATTTGATCGACACGGGGGCCTTCCTTACTTGGCGTTCGGGTCTACTGCCTTGGCCCGCCGCAAGACCTCAGCGGCCTCGCTTTGCGTTCCCAGGTCAGCCAGCACCTGTGGCGGGACAGGGAGCCCATCTGTGATCGCTTTCTCGACAACGGTCTTGTAAGCGTTCAACAGGACCTTCACGACCTGCCACGTCATGGGCTGCTTTCCCGTGTCGCGATACGTGTGCTTCACGTTGCTCCACCACAGGACGAGCATGTTCTCAGCGAGCCCCTTCTGGCGGTAATCCGGGTTGACCACCATCTTGAATGGTTGCTGAGCCTGGCCGCCCGACATGCGAAGAGAGCCAACGATGGCGCCGGCACTGTTGAACAACAGCACCCCACTTCGATAGTCTCCGGAGTCCGCAAAGGTCGGGAACGCTTTACGCAATTCCTTTGTATCTTCTGTCCTACCCTTTGAGGTAAGCGCCACCTGGTAAACCAAATCAGTGCCCGCTAGCGGAACCCTTGGCACAGTGAAAGGCGTGCGCTCTTGCAGCTCGAAAAAGCGCGGTCTCTTGCTTGTCGTTGGTTTGATGAAGAGGTTCTTCTGGAACACCTGGTTGGGGGTCAGTTCCCATACCCATTTTAGACTTAGCGTCATTTCATATCCCCTGCACAAGATAGGAAGCCCCGCCCAGCGGCAGGATGAAATTCCATCTGCTGAAACCATCTGATTCGAGCGAGAAATGGCCACTCATGTCCACCCAACAGGAGTCGCCACTCGGAGTCACGTCGAACTCCCTCTGCGGGTACACAGGGGCGACAAAATCGTCCAGTGGTGAGATAAACTCTA